GCTCTGCGGACCCCCGGATCGCTTTCGGCCCAGGAAGGGACCCGTTGACCATAGCGGCCCATAGCGCCGTTTTCCGGGCTCCGGGCTACCCAGCCATAGACAAGCCATCGTTCGTTGAATCTAGGCCCGTTCTCGTCGATCCTTGAGGCCATGCCAGGCCAGGGACAGGCGGCCATACGGCCATGCCGATAGGAAACAGGGGAAAAGACAGGCCAGGATGCGGCCACCAGGCGCACCAGGCAGGCCACCAGGCGCACCAGGCAGGCCGCCCGCTACCAGGCCACCAGGGACAGGGCGCCAGGCGCACCACGGCCCGCAAATCCATCCGGCCATGTACACGGCCAGGCGGACAGGCCCGCACGCACGTACACGGCCAGGCGGCCAGGCATGCACACGCATGCACGTACAGGCCCGCACGCACGCACGTACACGGCCAGGCATGCACACGCATACACGAGCGCACGCGCGTATATAGGCGCACACGCATGCACGTACACGAGGCCACACGGCCAGGCCACCAGGGGAAGGCAAGCGGACAGGCGGCCACCAGGCCACCAGGGAACGGCGGCCACCAGGCCACCAGGGGAACAGGCCACCAGGGAACGGCGGCCAGAAATGCGAACGGCCCGACATGAAGCCGGGCCGCTACCAGGGAAGGTTAAATGTTGTTAAATCTCTATGCCATACTTTGCCAGGCGGGCGCGTTGGAACTCGTCAAACGCGGCGCGTTCCTCTGCATCGGGCGCGGCCATCCATGCGATAAGGGCGCACGTCGCCACCAGGCCCGCCGCCCGGTGCATGTCCGCATCAATGCCGCACAAGATGAGGCCACCAGCGAACGCCACCAGCGCGGCCACCAGTTGCACGACGATGCGCGCCAGGATCAACGCCATAATCACGACTGCGCCCCTTTGGCCGTTTGGCTGAATTCCACCAGGCGCGCGCGCAAGTCGTCCGCCTGTTTCGGGTCCACCAAAAAGTAATCAACGCATGCCAGGCCGCCAACTTCCGCCGCCGTCATTTCCGACAGGCCCGCATGCGGCACACCGTCCAGCGCCGCGCGCACGTCATCCATGCTGGCCGCCGCAATCCACAAAACGCGGCCGTCCGTGTCACTCGTCGCGCCGTCGAATCCGGCCGCCAACACTTCCGCGAAAACGGCCTTCATGCTTGCACCTCTTTGCCGAACGTGAACGGGCGGCGGGCCTTGATCGTCACGACGGGCGCGGCGGGCGCGTTGGCCGGTTTAGCGTCGCGCGCCAGGTACACGTAAAACGCCATGCCCACGGAAAGCGGACTAGCGGCGGACTTGCGCCAGCACACGGCCCGCGCCATGTCGGACAATGCCACCTGTTGCGATACCGTGAGGCCGTGCGGATCATTGGCCGCAAAGTTGATACCGTGGGATTGCGCCAGGTGTGCGCGGGCGGCGGCGCGACGATCTGCGCCGGACATCGTGCGGAACTGTTTCAAGGATTGATTGCACATGGTTAGATTGCCTCTTCGCGTTCAAGGATGGATTGCGCCAGTTCGCGCAGTTCATAGATTGACAGGCCCGCATGTGTTGCGTCGCAAGTCAGGATTGCTCCAATGTCGCCATCGTCGCGCGATACCGTGCCATCTTCCAGCGATGCGGCCAGGTGGATAAGGGCCGCCGCTATTGCGTCGCGCCGAATTGCTTTAACGTCGCACATGTTGATTCGTCCTAAATCGTTTATACGGTTTATCAGGTTTTACCACTTCGCAGCGTGCGGCAACTTCGCATAGATGCCGTCCGCAATTCGTTCGTATTGGAGTGCGCCGGACACGTTGCCTTGCTCGCGTTGGCGCATTGCCGTTGCTTTGTTAATCGCGTATGCGGCCAGGTCGCGCAACACTGGATTGCGGCGGCGCGCGTTCGCATCGTAGAACGTCCGCAACTCGTCCGCCGTCATGCCGTCAAGGTTCGGATACTCGAACCGTTCGAGTGTCACGCCGAACACTTCCGGCCAGTCAGTCACGGCCAGGTATGACGAGCGCACCACGTACACGCCGGACATATTGGCAACATACAGGCGCGCGCCGCGTTGAACGTTGATTGCAACGCACGTTTCATATCCGATTTTCGGAAGTGGATACATGCCGCACAGTCCGCGCGCCGTTGCCTTGCTAATTGCCGCTTGGTGCGTCGCGCCGTAGTTCTCGGGCGAATCGGCCGCCAGGTTCAACGGGCCGCTTTCTTTGATGCGAATCTGTTTCATCGTGTCCACCTCTTAAACTTCAATGTCGGAATAGTCGTTTTTCAGTTCGGCGCGTTTCGAGCGCAGCGATTCAACGGCGGCGGCCAGTTCACGCCGGGCGCGTGCATGGTGGCGCATGGGGAACAGTTCGCGCACGTCGTTTTGCAGCGTGTCGCACTCGTCCGCCAGGTCGCGCGCCGCGCGCCAACGTTCGTTGTATTCGCGTTCATCCTCTGCGATGCGTTCGGCCTCACTGTCCGCCGCGCGGGCCGCTTCGCGCTCGTCGTCGTACACATCACCAAAATAAACGCGCTCGTCATTGTCGGACGAGTGATAGCCCGCAATGAAACGGCCATGTGACAGGCGGCCGACAATGCCGCGCATTTTCGCGTGTTGGTCGTCACTCGTGAACCATCCCGTATGATCCGGCCCGCCGTCGCACTCGTCCGCAAAACGTTCATTGCGGAACTTCGGGCCGGTGTGCGTGTACCAGACAGGCCGCTTAGGTGCGAGCGGCCCACAGTCGGAATCGTTGAACCCTTGCGACAGTTCGCCATACGCGCCCGCGCCATTGCAGAAAGTCCAGTCACGGACTGCGCGCCAATCGGTTTTGTTCTTAGTTGCGGCGCGTGCGCGCAGTGCGGCCAGGCGGCGCGGCGCGTTGACGGTGCGCGAGATAGTGAGGTAAAGCGGCGGAAAGTGAGACATGGTTTGCTCCGTTTGAAGGATTGTTTTAAATCGTTTATACCGTTTTGCGGACAGGCCGCCAGGCGGCCCGGCCAGGTCGTTACAGGTCGCGCTTTCGTTCAACTTCCGCATGCGTGTAATCGACTTTGCACACGTCGCGGAAATAGATCGTTGGATGTCCGCCGTCATGTGCTGCAAACAGGTCCGGCCGTTGCGCGTGCATGGCGTCGCGCATTGCGTATGACCATGCATCACTTCCCCACGTCGTACCGGACACGCCGATAATTTTTCGGCCCGTCTCAACTTCGCACAGTTCGGCGCGGAACTCGCCACCGTTGCGCCCGTACCATGTGCGGGCCGTGATGCGGTACTCAATCACGCTTGCCGCGTCCGCCAGTGCAGCGCGGGCAATCTCTTGATACACGGCGGGCGCGTGTTCGGCTTTGCTTGCGATGCGTTGCAGTGCGTCGCGCATGATGTCCTGTTTCGTTTTCATGCGGCCACCTCATCGCACGCAATCACGGCCTCAACCTGTTCAACGTCCGCGCCATACGATGCGGCCAGGCGGGCGGCCTCTTGTTCAACGTCCGCGCCAGGCCAAACACGCATGTTTTCCGTGTGCTGGCCGCCCGTCGTTTTGCTGCGCAGCGTGACGCGATAGGACGTGATGAATTCGAGCGCAACGGCCATGCGTTCGATTTCCGGCCATGCGATGCTATGGCATCCGACAACGATAGAGCCATCCGCGTTAATCGTCGTGAGCATGTACACGCCGACACGGCGCACCAGGCGGGCGGCCTCTTCCGCCGTACGCTGGCCGCACTTCACAGACAGGATGACAGGCCACAATGCGCGGGCATCGCTAACGGGAATTTCCGCACCGTGCGACGTTTGCACGACCATGCGCCCGACACTGCCCGAATCCGGCAACAGGCCGCCCGTATGGTACGAACCGCGAGACGGCGCCAGGCGCAGCGCGGGCGGCAACGACATCATGCCTTGCGTTGCCATCGTGGGATCTTTGCGCCAGTCCGCCAGGTATTCAGCGGCGGCCACGGCGGCGCGGGCCTTGCGTTGGCGTTCCTCTTCCGCTTTGCGTTCCTCTTCGCGCAGCATGGCCGCGCGCATTTCCTCAAGTCCGCTAACGTCGAATGGTTGCACGTCAATGCGTTCGTTTTCGGGCAGTGCGGCAAGGTACGAATTGAACTGTTCAGCCAGGTACAGCGCGCGGGCCTTATGGCCGTCTCGCGTTTTCTGTTGGATGCGGCGCTCCGTTGCCGCGTCGCGCAATTGGGCATTGATGGCCGCTTGTGCTTCGCGTTTGTTCGTGATGGCGCTTGCGGCCGGATCGTAGCAATGGACAACGGTTTTATGCGACAGTGCAGAGCGGGCATAGGCCAGATGCTTAGATGTCGCCATGCCGTAAGTGCGCGTAGTGAACGCGAACACATCGCGCGACAGGCGGCGGGCAACGCAGAAATGCCGCCCGTACGAAAACAGTTTGCAATCTCCGTCTCTGTCCGTCTCGAAATAAAAATTGCTGGCCTTGCCTTCCGATTGCACCGAATTGGCGAAATAGTGTGCAACCTCTTGATTGCTGCTTAATACCTTGCGCATGATGTTTTTCCTTTGATGAGTGAAACGATTAAAACGATTTATACAGATTGACGACGGCCACCAGTGCAACGGCCAGGCCACACGCGGCCATAGCGGCGGCCACGTAATCAGCGATGCGGAAAACGGCGGCCACGACTAGCGGCCTTGCGACATTTCGCGGGCGGCGGCGGCGCGGGCCTGTTCGGCGTCCAGGGCGCGCGCGTTCTCTTCGTCGCATGACGGCGGCGGCGCGGCCTCAATGTGTTCAACGTCCAGATACACGACGGCGGGCGGCGCGGGCAGTTCGTCCGGTGCGCGTGCGGCCTGTTCGCCTTCCGCGTCAATGCGGCAATTATCGACAAAGCCGGACCAATGAAGGAACAGGCGCGTTGCCGTGGTTTGCAGCACGGCCAGGGTATGACGACGAGCGCCGCACCACATGACATAGCGCGCGCCGTTAATCGTGCCGTCACCAGTGACGACGAGCGCCGCGCCGACTTTCGCGCCAGGGACCATAAGCAAAGTATCCTCAACCACGGCGCGCGCCAGCGTGTAGAAGTCACGAGCGCGGAAACGCCATCCGTCCGACTCAATCACGCTTTCACCGTTTAAGATGTCGTCACACTCTTCCGGGCATGGAATCCGGCCGTTGTTCAGTTGCGCGGGCAACGACATCACGAAACGGCCGTCCACGCTGTAACCGATGTGCTTACCCTTGCCGTACGATGCGACGGCGCGCACGCCAGCAAAGCGGGCCTTATGTTCTGCATACGTGCCGCTTACCTCTTCCGCGTCAAGTCGCATTCCGTAAATTGCATCCTCAACGGCATGCACTTGCTTATCGTGGCAAGTCGTTTTGAGGGAAAGCCAGATGTTGAACTCTTCTTTCGTGAAGTCGCGGGCCTCACGAGAAAGCGTGTCCATCATTTCGGCATGGCGCGCACGGTCCACGACGAAACGCATTTGTTCAGGCGTGATGGTAAGCGCCGCAATGCGCATGCAATCGTTGTAAAACTGGTCCGTGCTGTAGTCCGCAATGCTGGACGGAGTGAAGAGGATATGCGCCTGTTCAGGCGTGAAGTTGCGAGCGGCAAGCAACCACATGCGCCCCTTGGCTTGATAGGTGAAAGTGAGGCCGTTTTGTGCGGCAATGTGTTTTGCCGTCGCAGTGTTGCGAAGAGTGCGTTTCATCATGTTTTGCTCCGTTGATCGGATTGTTAGAAGTTCACACGGCGCATTACTGGCCGGTGAGATTGAATTCTATTCGACTAGGAAAAACCCTGTCAAATACTTTTCTTCACTTCGTCGCATGTCGCGCCACACATACAGGCCGCACCAGGGGAAACGGCCAGGCGGCGGCCCGCATATATAGGCGCATCACGACAGGCGCGGCCAGGCCACCAGGGAACGCGGCCAGGCCCGGCCACCAGGCCGCCCGATAGTCCGCCAAAATTCCGCCTAAAAATCAGGCAAAACCGCGTCTCTAGCTGGTGAAAATCGGCCCGAAAACAGGCCAGAAAACAGGCGTTTTACTCAACAATATCAACGACTTAGCGCCAGGCCGGCGGCGGGCCTGTCCGATAGGCCCAAAATCGGCCGGCGGCGGCCCGGCCGGCACGATCCGCGCGATACCTGGCGTTTTGCGCTATGGCGGTTTTGCAGCGCGGCGCGCTCCACCGCTACCCCTCGATCTCGGCACGCGGCACCAGGCCAGGCCCACCCAGGCTTACTTCGGAACCCCGGCCGGTTCCCCAAAAACGAATCCGACACAGAAAGCCGACCCCCTACCCCCGCTTACTTCGACAACCTGGCCGGTTCCCGCGCGGCGAAACGCGTTCAAGAATTTAGTTGACAGGGTATTTCCTTGTCGTCATAATCACCTCGTCGCACTATTCAATGAATAACTTAGGAGGTAACACAATGGCATCGAAACCGAACACCGAATCGCTGGCGCGCATCACCGCTGCTGCGCTGTGCCCTGAACCTGATGTCGTCGTTCCGCCGCGTGCCCGCAGCGCGTCGTTTGCATCGGCAGTCGCGGACTTGAAGATCGGCGGCGATCCGGCCGCGAAGGTGATGCGCATGGACCCGGCCATGACGGTCGCAGAACTCGCCGCTGCACGCTCGTCCCTGGCCGAGAAGCTGCGCAACACCGCGCAGTCGTCCGTCAACCAGGCAAAGCGTCGCTTGCCGGGCACCGAGTACAGCATCGAGGTCTGCGACCTGGCGTGCAAATCCGGCCTGTACCTGATCGCCCTCGTGTCGCGCAACGCCTAACACCACGACCTGATCTTTAACGGAGAAGAACATGAGCCAAACGAACGAAGATGTCCTGAACAAGCCCGAGCACGCGATCAACTACAGCGCCGCCGTGTCGGTCCCTGTGCCCACCCTGGACGGCGACAAGCTGGCCTACGCCAAGTGGGGCCACCGCCTCACGACCTGGGGCCGCCGCGAGCGCCGCATCGTCGCCAACCTGATCGCCCACCTGAACACCCACGGCTTCATCGTCGTGGCAGTGGATGACGGCGGCGACCAGGATGAGCGGATCACCGACAACAACATGAAGGAAGCGATGGAGGCCGCGTTCGCCGTGGACGAGGCCGCGCTGATTTTCGCCTACCACCGCAACATCGAAGGCACGCGCCACTACCGCGTCGAACTCATCTTCAACAACGGGAACGACGGCCTGGACGTGATCTCGGATTACACGGATAGCCCGATGTTCTCGGCTGCGATGGACAAGTTCGACGCCGAGGTGTGGGCATGAACACCATCCGATTCACACCGACCAAGCTGGCGCAGTTCAAGAAGGCGAAGGCCGACGCCGAAGCGCAGGGCAAGGACAGCTTCACGTTCGAGGGCAAGGAAGTCCTCTGCTCCTACGCCAAGTACGTGATCGAGTACGTCGAATCGCAAATGGGAGATCGGAAATGACCATCAAGCCAATCATGCCGGGCGATCCCGACTATCCGCCCGCCGACATCATCGAAGCTGCGCGCAAGGTCAGCACGTATTTCAGCCAGCGCAATATCAAGGGCTGGCAGATCGACGGATGCGCGGATCGTTTCGTGCAGGTGCGCGACTTCACCGAACAGGAACGCAAGCACGTCTTGAACGCCCTGTACCAGCGCATGCACATCGCACGTCGGTTCGCAATCGAGGCTGCGCGCGAACCCGATGTCGAACGCCGCAGGTTCCCGAAAGGTACGGCGATCAACTACTCGCGCATTGCGAAGGAGATCGAATTGCTGCTCGGCCGACTCGACGCCGAGTTCTTCCCGGTGGCGCGTGAAGTATGAAGCGCATCGGCATCAAGAAGCAGCGCGTGAATCATCAGGCGCTCGCGCTGGCGGTCAAGCGGATGATGGAAGGTCCGACCACCGCGCACAACGTCGTCGAAGTGACCGGCCTGCACATCAACACCGCGTACGAACTGATGCGCACGTTCCACGATAACAAGGTCGTTCACATCAGCGGTTGGGAGCCGAACGCGCTGGGCGTGGACACGACGCCGATCTTCACGCTGGGCGCCGGTCGTGACGTGAAGCGCAGGAAGGCCAGCAGCAAGGAACGTTCGGCCAGGTCGCGCAGGCTCAAGAAGGAAATGCAGGTGCGCGATCCGCTCGTGGCCGCGCTGCACGGTGAGTTCTACGACTATCGCGGCTTCAAGGTCATCAAGGGCGTGACGGTCATCGTCGATCACCCGGACCCATATTTCAAGACCGAGGGCTACCCATCGCCGCGAGCGGCCCACGGCGTCATCACCCGATTCATCAACTCGCGCGGCATCAAGGAGAACCAACAATGAGCGATACCAACAAAGAGAACCTGCTGCGCATCGCAAACGCGTGCGCCGACGCCCTGGCTGGCGCGTACAGCAGCATGCTTGTGGCGAAGGACATGGCGGGCATTGGCGATCTTCCGCTCGTCAACCAGATCGATGAACTGTCGGGCCGCATGTATGGGCTGATGGCCGACGCGAAGCAGATCAGGCAGCAGGTCGAAGACGCCACGCGTTGCCCGACGCAAGAACTGCCGTCTTTCGAGGCCGAACTGTCGCCGCTTGAACGCGATCTGTGGGACCGCATGCGGGTCTTTGGCCTGCCGATGCGCATTGATCGCGGAAGCCTGGGATGGAGCGCATCGCGTGTGCTCGTCGCCCGCAACCTGATCCACTCGTTGCCGAACGATCCCGAATGGTTCACCGTCACGAAGTACCTGCCCATCGGGGAGGATGGCGAGAGCATCCCGGTCAGCGACGGACTGTACCGCATGTATCACACGGCCATGTCCGGCAAGGATATCGTCGTGAATCCGAATGCACCGCATGCCGATTTGTTCCGCAAGACCGCCGAGAAGCTGGTCGCGGCGGGCGTGATGATGCGGGTTTCGGAGAACGTCTACCGCGCCGTGAAGGAGAAGCAGCAATGAGCATCGAGAACTTGAAGCGGCTGATCCGCGAAGTGGGCGACAAGGATGACGGCCGCCAGCGCGACAACCTGTACGACCCGAACGTTCCGCTCGACGACATTTCGGCGCGGCGCCTGGTCACGCTGTTCACGCCAATGCAGCGCGCCATCGTGGTTCACATCGCAACGCACGGATGGTACGACCCGCGATCCGACTCGCGGCCCGAGATCGCAAAGCGGTCCTGCGGCTTCCTCGTGAACAAGGCCGTCATCGAACAGCAGGTGAACGGCCGCTACGTGTTCACGAAGCGGGTGATCGACTACAACAACCGCAAGGAAGGGATTGCGCAATGAGCCTGTCTAACGAATACCGCGTCGTTGCGCGCAGCGCCGATCTGGTGAACGGCGCACCGACCGCATCAACACCGTTTCACGCACTCATGCCAAACGCCGATGCGACGATCTGCGGCCACGTCGATGCGCTCGATGTCAAGTTCGTCAAGCACCCGCTGCCGAACCACAAGTACGCGGTGTCCTGTGGCGCATGCCAGGTCGCATTGCGGGTCGAACGGCAGCGCAGGGGCCGCGAGGGACGGGAGCGCATGCAGAAGCGCCACGCGGCGGAACTGGAAGAGGCGAGACAGCAGGCCGAGGACGCCGCCGTTGCGCTGCGCGACCGCGCGTATGCCCTGGCCGATGCGTTGTACAACGTGGCCTACGAGGCAGGCTTCTACGGGACGGGCTCGCAAGACCCGCGCGGCACGAAGGAATGGGAAGCAGTAGTGGAAGCGATTACCGGCGAGCCGGTATAACGGGAAGCACCTACCAACGGAGAACAAGAAGAATGGACTACCTGAAAGTAGCACTACGCAGCGAACTCGCCGCCGAGGACATCAGCCAGGCCGCGACACGTGCAACGATCCATCTGTACGACGGCCACAACCCGGCATCGACGATGTGCGGGAAGGTGGACACGATGGACACCGTTGCGGCCAGTACGGACAGGGTGGTGTCGTGTGCCGACTGCCTTTCCGCTTACCGGCGCGAGCGCGACACGCCTCCCCACAATAACATTCTGCGCGTCCTGTCGCGCGTCGCATTGAGTGGCGTCAGCAGCGAAGAATGTGGCGGCATTGAGCGCCGTCATCGACCCCGATTCATCGTAGTACCAGCAGCACTTTTTAACGGAGAAGAAACCATGAAGCACTACACGAACGTCCGCGCAAAAGCAGTCGCGCATTCCGAACTGGCGAACCTCGCGTTGATCCACGCGCTGTTTGAAGGCAGCACGACCACCGCCTGCGGAGCGCTCGGCGGCCACGAGGTCGATGTCGTGGCCGGATCGCCCGTATCCTGCAAAGACTGCATGAAGGCGATCATGAACCAGCAGCGCGCGAGCGATCACCGCATGCCGCTCGTGCCGGTGCCCGCGCCGGTCCTGCACCACAACTTCAGCACGCACCACAAGGCATGGCGCCGTGGCCTGGAGATCGCAGCCGCGTCGTTCTCGAACGAGGCCGACCGCACGTACTGGCAACACGAACTGGCCGCGTTCGACATGGCCTACAGGAAGTTCGATCACAGCCTGGCGACGGGAGCCGACGACATGCCCGATGCGATCCACCACGGCGGCCCGGTGCCGAAGCATCGACCGCAGCCACGCAAGACGACCAGGGACGTGCTTACCGAGTTCAGCAGCATCATCGAAAACTGCGACTCACGCATGATCGGTGACGGCAGCGGCGAGCGCGAGTACATCTTGTCGGCAGAGGACATCGCCACGTTGCGCAGCCTGCGCGACGCCTTCGTGGCCGAGACGATCATCGACGCACAGAAGGTCGTCAACGACGCCGACCTGCTCGACAAGCTGCGTCGCATGTGCGGCTACGTCGAGGACGGCAGCAGCGAATTCGTCACCATCGGCCAGGATGATGCAACCCGCGAGTGGGGCATCAGCGTGGGCGCCGATCACCGCATGCAGAAGCGTCGCCACTACCACGGCACCAGTTTTCATCAGGCGATCCGCGCGGCCGCCGAAAAGGAACTCGATGTCGAGCCCGAGGCCGAAGACCTGGCGCAGCCGCGCGACAAGACGTTCGAGATCGCAGTCGTAGCGGTTCCAGCATCGAGTTTCATCGAACAGGCCGACAAGCGCAACGAAATGCGCGCACTGCTTCTCAAGGTGAAGGACAGGTTCAGCGCAGTTCACGCGAAGAACATCATCAACGCTGTCGGTAAGGCGCAGAAGATGGACGACATTGACCCGGCCAACTACGACAAGGTGATCGAGGCGTGCAATGCGGACTTGAATCCGCCGCCGCGTTTCGGCACCGTGGACGTGAAGATCAAGCGCGTGCATCCCGGCGCGAAGCTGCCGACGTACGGCACGCCCGATTCCGCGTGCTTCGACTTCTACGCGATCAAGGGCGGCATGGTCGGCTACGGCGATCCGGCCACGTTCGATATCGGCATCCAGATCGAGCCCGAGCCTGGTTACGGCCTGCTGGTCTTCCCGCGTAGCGGCCTGGCATTCAACGAGGACGTGCGCCTGGCGAACTGCGTGGCCGTGATCGACGGCGACTACCGCAAGAACCTCAAGATCAAGCTGACGATGGACATGCCGGGCATGGCGTACACGGTGAAGGACGGCGAGCGCATCGCGCAAGGCATGTTCGTCCCGATCACGCGGGCCGTGTTCAGCGAAGCATCCGAACTGTCCGTCACGCAGCGCGACGGCGGCATGGGCAGCACCGGAAAATTCTGACCATGATGCGAGCGACCTACCCCGCCCCGGCGCTCGCAGTCGTTCATCCGACGTGCGTGTTCATCCCGCCTATCACCAACCCGCTCGGCCAACACTGGCGCCAGCCGGACCTGTCCGACGTGACGATGGACGACACGCACGTGCTGCTGACACGACGCCAGTTCGACGCGCTGGCTGATTACTCGACCAGTACGCCGAGCGGCGTGTATGCCGGGAAGTGCTGGAAAGGCGAGCGATTCGAGGTGCGCGACAACCGCATTCACCGCACTGGTCGCTGGTTCCTGCGCTGGTTCAGCGACCCGCCAGTGCAGGACGACTTCGCACCGTACTGCGTGAACAATCAACGCGAAATCATTCTCATCGACTGAAAGGAAACACCATGAGCATCACGAACCCATCACCCTACCGCAACGCCGTGATGATCGGCGGACCCGCTGATGGCATGCTGTATTCGCTCGACGCGCGCAAGCGCATTTTCAGCGTCGTCGATCCGGTTACGCGGCAGGACGTGAACTACAGCATCGGCTCTCTGTTCGACACGTTCGGCGTGTTCTACGTCGGCGTGCAGAACCACAACGTCGATCCGATCCTCATGCTGCTGGCGGGCTACCGTCGCCCGATCACCGACGATAGCGACCTGCGCGAAGCCGCGAACACGGTGACATGCCTCGGCGGCCCGGCCGATGCGATGCGTATCGCAATGGCGCACACGCAGGAAACCGTCGATCCACCGCTGCGCCGCGCCAGCGATGGGCCGGTGCCCACCTACCACATCGTCCGCCTCGTGGCGAAGGATCAGACCCATCACCGCGTCGCCGTCGTGGACCCGAGGAACAGCAGCCCGATTGCAATGCTGATGGAGGGCTACCGCAAGACGCGCGAACAGGACGAGCCGTACGGCCTGGAATCCTGCACGTTCTGCGGCATGCGCATCGCTGACCCCTGCACGGAGATTCCGGCCGACTACTGCGAAAAGGCGCTGGCCGCGCGGAGGGGCAAATGATGGGCACGCACTACCCATCGGGCTATCCTGGCGGCGCCGACACGCCACCTGAACCGCCGCGAAAGATCATCCAGATCGCGGTATGCCCGAGCGATGAAGGTGATCCGTTTTACTATGTCCTGTGCGACGACGGCACGCACTGGATGCTGCAAACCAGTGGCACGTGGGTTCAAATGCCGCCGATTCCGCAACCCTGATCCACAACCACCAGAACGAAGGGAATAAAAACCATGATCGCAAAACTCATCGGCCGCGTGCTGCGCAAGCCCCAGGTAAGCAACTATCTGCTGAACCGGGCGAAGCTCACGCCCGACCAGCACATCATGTCGGCGGACGGAAGCCAGGTCTACATGTATCGCTACTGGCTGTTCAACCCGATTGACCCGAAGACGTACAAACGGAAGCACCGCTTACTGCCGTTCTCGATCCGCATCCATCACATCGTCCACCCCGACGAGGATCGCCACCTGCACGACCATCCGTTCAACGCGCGGACGTGGATCATGCGGGGCGGCTACGAGGAAGTGCGCAGCGAGGTCGCGGGCGCGTCGTGCGCCGATCCGTGGTGGACTGAACGCATCATGGTCGAGCGTCACTACCTGGCCGGTGACAGCGCGAAGCTGGGGCACAACCAGTACCACAAGATCACGAAGCTGTACGGCGGCGAAGCGCTGACCTTCTTCGTGTTCGGCCGCTACCTTGGGCCGTGGGGCTTCCTCGTCAACGGCGAGAAGATGCTGTTCCGCGAGTACCTGCGGCAGTTCAAGCGGAAGCACCCGAGCGCGTGCCTGGCCGTGCAGCACGGCGACCTGACCGCGTGCGAGACGTGCGACCTGGCCTGGGACACCAACGATCCCGAGCGGCCGATGTGCAAGCGGCGCGGTTCCGACCAGCGTGGAGCGTGAGCACCATGCGGGTCAAGAAGCAAGCCCTGAATTACGACTCGCCGCAGTCGCAGGAAACCATCAAGCGGATCATCGCGTTTCTGCTGGGGCGCCCGATCCACGGCGCCACGCAGCAGCACGTGGCCGACATGCTTGAGGTGAGCCTGCAAACGGCGAATCGCTTCATTCAGCATTTGCTGTTGAAGAACGAAATCCACGAGCACATCAAGGCGCAAGCGATGGGCCGCAACTCCCCGGCGTACTACCTGGCCGGGCCGCCCGTTGTCACGCACTTCCCGAAGCGTGGCTACTCAGACCTGCCGCTGAACTTCTTCGGCGGCGTTGAACGACGTAAGACGAAAAGGACAATCAACATGGACATGATCGAGGAACGCAACCACGTTGCGAATACTGAACAGCAGGCCCGCGATAAGATGACGGACTGGTTCGACGTGAATTCCCACCAGCCGCCGTGCGCTGGCCCGTGGCAATGCAAGATCATCAGCGGCATGATGGCCGCGAAGCCGGACGAAGAACCCGTTACGCACATGCGCTGGTTCGACGGCGTGCGCTGGTCGTGGCCGTTGCAGCCCGAGCACATGCGCGAAGACGGGTACAAGAAGCCTGACGAATCTCAGTTTTTGCCGGAAGGTCTGCCGACGAACATCGCGTGGCGCGGATACACGGAAGATCAGGAACCGCTGTAAATTGATTGACAGGGATTTTCCCTGTCGTCATACTTTCATTTACCTACATCAAACGGAAAGAGACATCATCATGGCAAAAGAATTGAAGGTGAACGGCCTCGCCAACATCGGCAGGCTGTTGAACCGCGCCGATCTGCCCACCGCGCCAGCGCCAACACCGAAGCGCGAGCGTCGCACGCGTGACGAGATCGCAGCGCGTACCATCGAGAAGGTCGTCGCCGCTGTCGGCCTGTCGTCGGACAAGCCGCTCACCAGCGCAGCAGAATCGCAGGTCAGGCTGATCTCGACATTCGTACAGGCGGCGGTGCGCGACGCCTACAACGGCGGCCACGCGGACGCGCTCGACCAGAACAGCGCCGTCGAAAAGCTGCTCGAACAGCAGTACGAGGCCCGTACGAAAATGACGCTGCCCGCCGCCGTCGCCGCGATCATGGAGCAACGCGGCCTGGCGTCGATGACGCTGGACCTGGCAATGCTCGCCACCGTGTTCGACCGTCAGACCATCGACTTCGACGTGCAGGAAGGCGACATCATCAACTACCGGCTGACCCCGCGTGACGAGGCATGACCATGAATCCCGAACTGATCCTTCCCGTCATCAGTGTCGCGTCGTTCATCTTCGGTGTCGTCGGCCTGGCACTGTGCATCGATTACTATGTCGAGCGCCGCTTCGGCATTCACGCGGAGGACTGGAAATGAAGCAGCCTATCGCGTGGATCATCGAGCCGATGAAGACGGACTCGCCGCCGTACCTTACGTTGAATCCCGAGGTCGCGGAGAAGCGCCGCAGCAAGGGCGACATCGTGACGGAATACGTGTCGCAAAAACCCACTACCCAAAACCCCGAGGATGACGACCTGTGAAAAGTACGAAACTCATTAAAGCGTTCATACCGTTCGGCAGCAATGCCGTGCTGTATGACTGGTGCGGCCGCGCCGCGCGCAATCCGGCCAAGACGGCCGAAGCCATCGATCTCTTCATCGCCAAAGACCCGGCCGCGAACGAATGGTCGAACCTGGGCCTGATCGAGCCGCTGGAAGAAGGCAGCTACGTCCACGATCTCGACGGCAAGGCGCGCATGCTCAAGCTGCAATTCAGCGAGCGCAAACTGCCAGCCTCCGTGCGCGACGAAAAGCTGAACGAGCGCTACCGCGAACTGTGCGAGAAGGAAGGCCGCAAGCTGAACAAGAAGGAGTTCGCGCAACTGCGGGAGGACGTGGAGGCGTCGCTGCTGCCGAAGGCGTTCATCACGCGCAGCATCGTGCCGGTGTTCGTGTTCAAGGATCGGCTGATGATCTGCACGTCGAGCGCATCGAAGGCCGAAAAGGTGCTCGGCCACCTCGTTCGACTGACGCAGGCCCGCAACCTCGAATGGACGTTCAACGAGATCGTCACCGCATGCACGCCGTCGCACCTGCTGGGCCGCGTCGCACGCGAGAATCTGGTCTACGTGGACGAGGACGAGTCGGCCAGGTTGGAAGCGGGCCTGGCCGCCGTGTTCAAGGGCGAGGACAAGCGCGCGATCCGCGTGAAGGACCGCGACCTGGCCGCCGAGGAAATCCAGAAGGTAATCACCAGCGGCGGATACGGCACGACCGAACTCGCAATGCAACTGCGCGTGATCGACGACGTGCTGGCCGGTTTCACGATGACCGACAAGTTGATCTTCAAGGGCATCCGGTTATCCGACACGACGGTTGCCAACGTTGGCGCCGACGCGGACGATCTGCACGCGACCTACTGGCTGTTCGCCTCGACGCTCAACTCGATCCTGTCGCATGTCGTGACCGCGCTGAACGACGGCGACGGCGGCGATGATGGCGACGATCTCTAACCGAGGGAAGTCACGTATGCCGCGCGATAAAACGTACGCCCAGCAGGTCAAGGTGATCGTCAATAAGTTCATTGCGATGAAGCCGGGCGAGTCGTTCTTCATCGCTGACGTGGAGCCGGACGACGTGGAGTTTCTGCGCCGCCCGGCAGTCGCCGCTGGCTGCGGCATCACGATCCGCCGCGTCGAACTGGACGAGATTTACCAGCAGCAGGGCGTGCGCATCTGGCGTGAAGAGGGCGAGTATGACGAACTCTGACGACATCGACCACGCCGACATGCTGCGCCAAGCCGCCGATCCAGAATGCCAGCTATGCGACGGGTCCGGCGTCTTCTACGGCAACGTGGCCGTGTGCGGCTGCGTGAACTCGCAGCACCACAAGCGCGTGCTCGATGCGACTGTCGAACATGCGCAGCGCTACAAAGAACTGTTCCACTCCATGCAGGACAAGGTGCTCGACGGCCAGGATGAACTGGTTCGTCGCGGGCAGGTGATCGCCCGCCAGCGCGCAGTGATCGACGATCTGGAAAAGCGTCTTGGAATCGATCAAGAGTTGTAAAAACAGTTGACAGGGAATTTCCTTGTCGAATATTATTCAATCCGCAGTAACCACCTTCAACAACGTAAAAGGAAAAGCCATCATGGCAAAAGAAATCTCCAAAACTTCGGCAACCAAGACCACCGGCACCGCGAAACGCGCCAGCAAGGCCGAACTGAAAGTCGCGGTGAAGAAGCCCTCGAAGGCGCCGACCAAGGGCTTGCCGATCAACGCGTCGCCGCGCGCAATCAAAGCGCTGGCTGACCGCGAAGACGCAGCGAAGAAGCCCGCGAAGAAGCACGTCGTCGGCGCCACGCCGACCACCGCGCGTTCCAAGGTCGCCGCAGCGAAGAAGGAAGCAGGCCCGCAGAAGCACGAGATCAAGAACCTCAAGGCGCTGCGTGCAGTCCTCGACCAGTACCCCAAGGCCACCGGCTACACGGTCGCATCGCTGCTCGATCACGAGGCGATCTACCTGACCAACACGCGCGGCCGCGTCATCGCTGACGTGCTGCTGGCGAAGAAGCCCTCTGTCAAGAAGACCCTGCGCGGTTAAGACGGAACAGCCGGTCGCCACGAGCGGCCGGTTTTCTTTGGAGCGGAACACATGGCAATCGAAACCATCCGCGTGACCGTCACACGCGATCAAATGAAGGGGCCGGGGAACGACGCGCAGAACGTCTTCATCGCCGGTATTACCCTGTTGAAAACCCTGCTGCGCGCACGTATCCCGGTCATGGGCATATCCGGCTTCGTGGTCGTCGCACGCGGCAAGCTGACCGTCGAACACGAAGATGGCCTGGACGGCGACGAGTGGCACTACACGTTCGTTGGTGAGCCCATCGCGGCCGAACTGATGGATGAACTGCTTCCGTCGCTGGCAAAAGGTGGCGGCCACTTCACCTTCACGAAGCCCCTGGCCGAACGCGAGGCCGCGATCCGCGCGCGGCAGGCAGAAGACGAGGAACTGTAAATGGCCGACACGACTATCAAAATCACGGTTACGCGCGACGAACTGCACCACCGCGACGACCCCGATCTGCAACTGACGATCAACGGCGGCAAGGTCGTCGAGAAGCTGCGCAATGCGGGCATCCCGGTCATCGGCAGCAGCACGATCCTGGCCGTCGCACGCGGCAAGCTGGAGATCGAATACGAGGACGGCCTTGACGGCGATGAGTGGCACTACACGTTCGTCGGTGAGCCCGTCATGCCAGAGGCGCGGCGCGGGCCGCACGGCCACGTGCAGAGCATCCTGTTGACCGACAACCTGGCCGAGCGCGAAGCCGCAGTGCGCGCCCGCCTCCAAGCCGAAGAGGACGAGCTATGAAACGCCAGGTTTCATTCACCGTGTTCGACGCGCTAACCGGCGTGCCGAGCCTGCTGCATTACGTGGACATCGAGGCGATCACGTGGCGTATGAACCCCGAACCGCACCAGGCCGTCCACAAGGCCACGGTGCGCTACAAGAACGGCGCCATCGTCGAGATCAACCTGCGGCAAGAGGACGCGGCCGATCTGCGCGAATGGATCGTGGCGAACGGCGCTGTCCACATTCCGGTGTTCTTCGCACCCAGCGCCGCGCCGTCGTTCTACTACCACGTGCCGAAGTTCGTGGAGAAACGCGGCGGCAACGAGCGTCGGCGCAAGAAGATCATTTACGGCGGCCAGGAACGCCGCCAGGGCGATAGAAGGAAAGGAGGAAGGTGATGGAACGCGCAGAGGAAATGACGCGCGCAGCGGCCCGGCTAATCGGTTTGGACGTGAGCGGCTACACGTGGAATGCAAATGTGCTCGGGCTGATCCAGGGCACCGAGTTTTCTGGTGATCCGGCGAAGGTTTTCTCGCCGCTGACCGATCCGTGCGATGCGTTCATGGTCGAGGCGTCGCTGCCGATGTCCGTGAAGTGCGAGTACAACGGCTTCCGCCTGGCTATGCACGTATCGACGCCGCGCCTGGGCCTGGAGAACCTGGGCTACATGACGAGCGCGCGTGCCGATCTGGTCGAGGACATCGTGCGCGGCCGCATGCTGGCCGTCACGACGTTCGCGCACCTCGTCGCACTTGCGGAGGACGAAGGCAATGGCGGATGACTACCTGATCGACCACGTGGGGAAGGAAATGCGACAGACCACAATGCCCGCCGAGATCGTGAAGTCGATCAGGCCCGATAGCACCGGCTACGCGGGTCATGCGATGGCGCTGCAAATCGCGGGCGAAGAAGTAATCGTGATGGCGCGCAATTTGAACAGCCTCAATATCGTGTTCAATTACATCGAGGCGCACTACTGGAAGGGCAACGCGAATCGAATGGCAACCCTGCGCACCACGGCATGTCCCGAGGTCGTGGTCTGCGCAAAGCGCGACGTGCAACTCGACGAAGAACTTTAACCAAGGAAAGGAAGAACATCATGGCACGCACAACCAACGCAGCACCGGCCGCCGACGCAGCCGCAAAACCTGCCCGCAGCAAGCCGGGCGTCCGCGCACGCAAGGAGCGGGCACGCAAGGCCGCAGCAACGCGCGCAGCGAACAAGGCGGCAGCGACGAACGGCGCCGACACCACGAGCGCGCCAGCCGCACCGGCCGCGAAGCCCGCAGCACCGACCATGCGCGAACTCGGCACGTTCGCTGTGATCGAGGAATCGAACGAGCGCGGCAAGATCATCGCCCGCGCCGAGTACCTGCATCACGGCGGCGTCGCACAATACCTGCTGGCCTACACGCGGGCGGACGGCTGCTACGATGAACGCTGGTTCGCGGCCGGTCAGTTGATCGATTGGGTCGAGCGTCGCCGGGGTGCACGTCGATGAGCGAGGACCGCCGCAACATCGAGCCGGAATTCTACGAGGCCGTGAAATTCGCGCTCGCAAAGATGACGCGGTTCGGGGATCACGTGAGCGCAGCGAAGGTGTTGTGGACGAATCCGCAAATCACGGTCATGGAGGAAGGTGGGGCATTGAAGACCATCGATAACCCGCACCACCTGGGCCGCAACGTGGACAAGATCGAATCGACCATTCGCGCAATGTACGGACGGTCCTAGATGCAAAAAGGCCCGGCGCAGATTTCTCTATCGCCGGGCCAACCTACCTTCTTTTTAACGGAGCGCTCATTCTAACAGGCAGGCGCTACGAGATAAAGTCACCTCCTTTCTCAACGTTCCCAAAACGCGACGGTCATCTTCCATGCTTCGATGCTCGTGACCATTGCGACCTTCGTGAAGAACTCTGCGACGCGCCAGGCGTCCACTGCTTCTTTCGTCCACATCGCGCTTTTCCTCCTTTCGTTGATAGAGATTTCAGGTTATCGAATCACCAACCACACAGCTTGCGGCCAGTCAGGTTATGCGCCAGGATCGCGCTCGCCGTTTGATCCGTGATGATGTCGTTCTTGCTCACGTAGATCGGCTTCGCGGTGGCGCAGAAATCAGGTGCCGTCGCCGCGATGGCCTTCTGCACTGGCGTCGGTGTTGGCGTCACCGTCGCGCATCCAGTCGCGGCGAAGCTGGTCAGCAGCGCCACCAGCAGGCAACTTGAGAACTTCGACTTCTGCATCGTGAACCCCTTTCGCGCCAGCGGCGGCCCGCAGCGCATCGTCATAGTTGCGTTTCGATTCGGCCGAGCGGCGAGCCGCGCGACCACCCATTGCGTACGCACCGATCAGCACCGCCAGAACAGCCAGCGCCAGCAGTGCTTTCGCTTTCAGCCATTCGACGATCATCATGCGATCACCCCGGCCTGGTGCTTCTTCACCTGCGCGTACGCCATGAAGACGGCGACGCCGATGGTCAGGATTGCGAACGCGATGCGCACATAGCTGCCGGACGACAGGTGTTCTTGCTGGCTGTCGATGGCGTTCATGACCTGCGGCGCCACGTCGGCCAGTTGTGCGACGCCGAGCGTTGCGGTGCCGCTGGCGGCCACGGTTTCCTTCGTCACCGGCACGGCCGCGACAACCGGCGTCGGGCGCGTCACACCGGCACGCAGCAGTGCCGTGTCGATCACTTCGCGGTCGTACCACGTGTTCGGGGTTGCCTTCGGGCCGATGCCGTTCTCGTGGCGGATGATCGCCTCGACGATGGGGCAGAGGTGCGCGTACGTGTGCAGGTCGAGCGCCTGGTCCGGCTTCACGCCGACCGCGTTTGCGACGGCGGTGATGTAGGCGCGCGTGTCGTTCTCGTTGGACGGCGCCCACCGGCTGATGATGCCGCGAATCGTGTTGATCGCGTAGCGGTCCTGGTAGTTGATGAGTGTGACGGCCATCGCGCGCACGCCCCAGGTCGCATCTTTGAACTCACAGAATCGCGGGTCTTTGCGCTCGGAGTCGAGCACGAGCCCCTGCCATTTCGTCTTGAGGTTGTAGTCGATGTTGCCGGGATTGTTGTTGCGGATGCCGCGCGGGATTGCGGCAGTGGTTTTATCGGCCATGTTTAGCGGCTCCATTCACGAAGTTGCCGTTGTGTGTTCGGCGGCGGGTTGAAGATCAGGTGTTCGAGTTGCCCCTTGATCTCGGCCAGGTCGGCTTTCATTTCCGAGCGCAGGCGGTCATTCGATAATGCCTGGTCGGTCTTGATGGAGTTCACGGAGCCTTCGACGCGCTCGACTCGCGTGGTGAGATTCGCTACCGCGTAGTCGGTCGCGGTCTGTCGTTTGTCGAGGTTGTAGTACAGACCGACGCCCGTAGCTGACGTACTGACGATCAGCACGAGGATGGTAATCATTGTCGGAATGTTTATCGTCAGGTCTACGCCAAAACGCGGGGTGCGTCGTTCAGGCCCGACGTAGGGTGCGGCTTGCTGCGTGGAGTTGTCGGAGTCTTGCATGTGTCGATCCAGTTAATGAAAGTTGAGCCGGGGAAATTATACCCCCGGCTCGTTCATCAACTTCACGACATCGAGATCGATACCACAGGACGCGGGCCGCCGCGCTTCGGAATACCGGACAGGGATCGATCGGTCACGACCACGAACTCGGCCAGGTTCATCGCCTGAATCTCCGACATGCCGAACCGGCCTGTCAGGGATGCGTCGCCAAGGGCCAGGACAGCCCCTACAAACGACGAACGCGCTTCGGACAAGGGAATCAGCGGGTTCGGGAACTGCGCGTCTCCTACGGCCGCAGATTCGATCACGGCGGCCACCTGCACGACCGACTGCGGGATGGTCGGATCAGGTAGCGACGTGTCACCCACGGCCAACGCCTCGACGACGGATGCCGCCGACACGACAGCCTGCGGAACGGTCGAACCGGGGAAGGTGTCACCCACGGCCAGCGCTTCCAACACGTTGATCGCGGTGAGATCGGACTGCGGAACAGTAGGATCGATCCAGCCCTGGTTGTCGCCCAGCGCCACGTGACCGACCACCTGCTGCGCCTGCACTGCGGATACCGGCGCCCATCCGTCCACGTCCGCGAAGGCCGCCTGCTGCGTCACGGAATACACGTCAGTCTCATGCGGTTCGACCGGATACGGTGGCGGCGGGAATGCGTCACCGACCGTAACCTGGCCGACCACGTTGAACACGAAGCGGCTTTGCGTGCTGATCGTGTCAGGCGGTAGCGTGACGCGGTGCTGCAACGCCTGCATCACCAGCGTGGCCGCGTGCCGACCGATGGCCGGGTCGATCACGTCCCACGGCGCGGGAACGGTGCGGCCCAGCACGAAGCCGAGGCGCAGCGAGCCGACGCGTGTGATCGAGTGCGGAGCCACCTTGCCGCTCGCCTGCACGATCTGCTGTCGCAGCGTGCGCGCGTGCCGACCCATCGCGTAGGCCGGGGCGTAGGTGTCGCGGTGGATTGCGGACAACTGCACCAGGCCGCTCACGATGTCGTAGGAGCGCTGCGGCGAATAGTCGCGCACCTGCACGACCTGCTGGCCGAGCGTGGCCGCCCAATCGGGACCGTGTGCTGGCGTCGGGACGCGGTGCTGCACGACCTGCTGGCCGAGCGTCATTGCGTTCTCGCCGCTGTTCGGCGGCACCACGTCGCGGCGCTGCACGGTCATCGACGACAGCGCGGCCGCGTCGATCTCCGAATGCGGCGCGGGCCTGCCGGTGGCCTGCACGGTCTGCTGAACGAACTCACCGACGTGCGCCTCGGTCGTGATGACGATGACCTTCTGCGCGCGCGATGCGATGTACTGCTGCACGAGAGTGGCCGCCGTGATCGCGGTACGGACTTGCGGCGCTGGCGTGACGTTCCGGTGCTGCGCGACCTGCTGAACTTCGGTCTTCGCGCGCAGTTCCGACACTGGCGTGTAGACGATGCCGCGTGAAAGCGCCGTCAACGTGGTCAGCGTCTTCACCGAAGTCATCGAGTGCATGATCGGCGCGGCCGTCGTGATCCGATGCATGACGGTCTGCTGGCGCAGCGTCGCCGCGTAATCCGTGCTGCGCGCCCATGACCGCGACACATGCATCGTGACCTGCTCGCGCAGCGTCGCCGCGTAGCGCGGTGAATGCACGGTTGACGGCACGGCCGTCGTCGGCCGCAGCATTGCGACAGACTGGCGATACCCATTGATCGTGCGCGCCACCGACAGCGACTCGTTCGACATGCTGACCAGCGCCTCGCGGGTGACGACAGCGGCACGCAGCGGTGGGTCTTTCAGCAGCACCTCGCGGACCACGCTAATCACGTCGCCGTAGATCGTTTGACCCACGCGGTCGCCGGTCAGGACTTCCCGGCCGACCCCCAGCACGTCGTTGTACCAGTCGTGACCAACGCGGTCGCCAGTCAGGATTTCGCGCGTGACCCCGCCACCAATATCGGCCACGGTGTTGACGCCGATCCTGTCGCTGGTCAGCACATCGCGCGATACGTTTATGGTGTCAATTTGAGCCACGTGTCACCATCATGAAGTGATGCGCATACCGAACTTCGTTGCGGCCGCATCGCTCGGCGTCCATGCCGCGTTCGTGTCGGGGTTCGTCGTCGCCACGTTGTAGGTCATCTGGTAGCCAGCCAGCGGGACCAGCGGCGCATCGATCTGCGCGGACGTGTAGGCGTAGAGTCCTCCACCGTTGCCGACCATGAACCAGTCACCGTTCGGCAGTTCGCAGGCGGCATAAATTGCGCCCGATGTGAACACGCTTTGGTTTCGCCAGTTGCCGCCACCGTCAACGGACGAAAGCATGCTGGCGGTGTTGGCGGCCAGCGTGACGCCCGTAACCTGGCCCGCGAACATGAAGTTGATGACGCCGCCTGTGCTGCTGTTCGTGTTGTAGGTCATGGCGTTCCATGCGATGCCGTCCGAAGAACGCTTGATGTAGCTCAAGCTGGTAGTGTTTTGTATCATCATCGTGAACCACGTACCGTCGAACGACAACTGAGTCTGTCCGGCTGAGTTGACGACGACTGACGTTGCCATACCTGCCGCGCGAAGCGTCCACGTAGCGCCTTTGTCGTCGCTCGTGTACGTGCCGGTCGTGCCGCCGACACACGCCACCACGCGATTAAGGGCGGCGCTGTACACAAGGCCGCCAATCGCGCCAGAGGACACGGTGATGAGTGACCAGTTGGCGGTAACGCTCGGATCGCTCGCGGCGGGGCAACGCCAAACTCGACCGCCCGCGCATCCGACGAGGATCGTGTCGTCAGGCAGAACGGTGATGCAGTACGGAATGTAAGTAGCCGATGCCGGACCGTTGAACACCGCGCCCGGCGTGTCGGAGCCGACCGGAATGATTTGCAGCTTGAAGTCGTTGCGCGCAATGATGCCGAGGCCGTTGGATCGGAATCCGACCACGCCGTAGACGGTCGAACTGCCTTCGTCCGTAATCTGGTTCCACGTCGCGTTCGCGTTCGCATTTCCGGTCGAAGTGGCGAACAGGCATGGCCCGTAACCGGACGCGAACACCTTGCCGTCGGTCGGACGCCGCGCGACGCCATACATGTTCTTCGTGAATGGCGACGTGAGCGTGACAAACTGCCTCGGCTTCAAATCTTCACGCTCGACGCCACCGGAAGAAACGATGAGCGGGCGGATCGTGTGCGCGTTCGATTCGAGGTTCGAGGCCAGAACCTTCGTCGTGACGGCGTGGATCAGCGCACCGCTCGCCGTGGCCGAGTCGCTGGTCGTCGAGTAGATATCCTGATCGCCCACGGTGGAACTTTGCAGGCTATACGTGGGCGCGTCCACCAAGTCCTGCCCGGCCACTGCGGCGTTGCTCGGCGGACCCGATGGGCGCGAGAAATGAACGTCAACGTCGGTCGTCGGTCGCACGCCGATCACACGCGTCGTCGGGCCGAGACGCACGTTCGGCGCTTGCGTATCTTCCGCCAGGTTGTACCAGTTCGAGATAGCCCAGCGTCCGGCCGCGCCTTGCAAGAACGTGTTCGGCGCTGTTACCGCATTCTGCGTAATGAGGAAGCCGAGTTGATCGAGCGTGAGCGATACGGTGTTCTGGAGAACCAGCACGTCGTCGATCCAGACCTTAACCTCGTTGTCAGCGATGCGGTATTCGATGTACGACTGGCGACCTGGGACAAGCGCCTTCGTGCTTTGCGCCACTCCACCTGCACCACGCACAACTAGGTCTGAACTGATGTAGAACCCGATGGCGCCACTGCTCGGCGTCGAAGTCGAAGTGTATGACGCGGCGGTGCCCATGAAATAGAGAACCGGCTGCTGGCTCGTGTTGTACGCGTTCGGCACGTATTCGGGCGGCACGTACAGGCTGAACCCGCCGATGACCGGCTTGCCATGCTGCGGGATCGGCTTACGCAACATCGCAAAGTTCGTCATGGCGCCAGCGCTAGTGCCACCAGAATTGCCGTTCGAGAAGACGAGGGCATTGCGATCCGGGTAGATCGGATCGGGGCGAATGACGAACGCGCCGCTACGCTGTGCCGACGTTTGATCCGATGCGCTGGCGTAGTATCCGGCGCGCTTGAAAGCGGCCAGGAACGCGTTGCGGGTGGTCGTGTTGTCGGTGGAATAGGAGTCGTCGCCTGTGGTCTTGGCGAAAGCGATAAACGATTCAGTATTCAGAAGAGACATGCGTTCCCCTTATCGCGCGATGATGCCAAAGTTCGACGACTCGACGAGGTTCTGCGTCCAGGCCACGCCGCCCGGCGCCTGCTCGTAGATGACTTGGTTGTAGGCGAAACTCGTGCCGAGCGAAACCTGCGTCTCGACATCGCCGCCCGCCGTGCCGATGGTCATGCCCAGCTTGCGGTCGTCGAGGTCGCCCTTGCGCGAGTATGACACCAGGGACACGCCGAAGATCGTGTTCGAGTTCGGGAGCACAACGTTCGAGGTGAACTTGTCGGTCTTGCCGTCCACGTTGGCTTGCAGGTACGGCGCATTCGCGGCGCCCGGCGAAAGCTGGGCCAGGATCGAATAGTGCGAGCCGGTCGAGCCTACCGGCGTCCACTGCGTCGTCACGTCGGCGGTCGGCGCGCGCGTGATGATCTGGATCGGGCCGAGGCGCGCATTGTTCTGGCCGCCGCTGTTGTCCAGCACGTAGAAGTCGTCGATCTCGATGGTGCCGGTGTTGGACGAGGTAGAGGTCATGCCCCAGGTGATCGTGTACACGGTGCCGACGCCGCCCGGCAATGCGATGCTCAGTTGCAGCGTGTCGTTTGCGTAGACATTGACCGTGTTCGCGGTCTTGTCGATCTCGATCTCGATGTACCAGAACGCGTTCATGATAATCACGTCCTGGCCCAGCGTCGCGCCGACCATCATCTTGCCGGTGGTCGAGTCCCAATCGAGATCGATCACGCCCGCGATGCGGCAGAAGCGCAGGCGCGACTGCGTGCCACGGAACGAAAAGCCGAATACGACTTTCGTTGCGGCCGACGTTACGCTGCGCGAGAACGACGGCGGCGTGGACGCGGCGGCCTGGATGGTCATCTTCAAACCGAGCGAGCCGGTATCCTGGCCGTCCGCGATCTGGAATGTCGTGTTGGTCGCATTCGTCACAGTGTAGCCAGCGGCTTGCAGGTACGTCGTGATGTCAGCGGCGAGTGCCGTCTTTGCGGCGTAGTGGTCGTAACCGTCAGTGAAGAGAAGCATTTCAGGATTCCTTTTGTTATGGGCGAACGGCGATGCCGAACGGGAGCGATTGTACGTTGTCGGCAGTCCACGCCTGGTTGCCGGGCGCCGTCTCAAAGATGCCGTAGCTGTACTCGGACGTGATGGAAAGCTGCGTGTCGATCACTTCCGACTGGTTGCCGACCGGGCCGATCACCAGGCCGAGTTGCCGGTTATCGAGGTCGGATTTCTGCGCGAGCGCGACGACGCCGACCGCGATGATCGGCGCAGCGGAAGTGCCCGCGCCGTCAGGCAACGGCGTATTCGACGAGTACAGGTCTTGCTCGCCCGACGTGGACGAACGCACGTAGCTGGCGGTGGATGGCGGCAGCAGGCCGACCAGCGGATAGTGCGGGCCAGGATCGGATGCGTCCCAATCCGCGAGCACGTCGGCGGTCGGCAGGCGCAGGCCGATGCTGATCGGCTTCAAGCGCGAGGTGAGAGTCGATCCCCCGGTAGTCGTGGCGTCCAGCATGTACAGGTCATCGACGCGCGCGACGGCCCCGTTCTCGGCCGTCCACGTGCACACGTAGTCGGTCATGGTCAGTCCGGCGCTCGGCAGATCAACGGTGATGTCGAGCGTGTCGTTCACATACAGGTAGACCTTGTTCGCTTCCTTGTCGATCACGACCTCGTAGTAGTACCACGTGTTGCGGATCGGGACGCTCGCCCCGGCCGTGCCGAGAATCTGGATGCCCGCAGGCCAATCCATGTCGAGAAGGCCCGCGATGCTGAAAATGCGGCCGCGCGCGGTGGCCTCGTGAGCGAAGCCGATGACCACCTTGTTCGAGGTCGTCGAGAACGTCCGCGAGAAGGTCGTCGGCGGCGCCATCGACACGTAGATCGTCGCGGTGCTGTTCGTTTGACCTGTGCGGCCGCCGACCAGGCACCAGCCGACTTGCGCGCCGCTCGACGTGTTGATGTCGTTGATCGGCACGTTGCCCGCACCAGTGAATGCCGGTGGCGTCCACGTCGTCGTGTCGTCGCTCATGAACAGCTTCGCGCCATCGCCGCCAGCGACCCACCGACCATCGCTGACTGCCAGGCAGCGCAGGATTTGCGTCGTCAGGCTCACCGTGGCGGCCGCCCAGCTTACGCCGCTGTCCGTGCTGCGCCGCACGTCCGTGCTGCTCACCGCGCACCACGTACCGTTGAAATACGCGATGTCGTTGACGCTGCTCGTCACGCCGAACGCGCGGTTCGTGAACGTCAGGCCATCGGGAGACGTGAGCAACTGCCCCTGGTTGCCGCCGACCATCCACACATCGCCGTAGTAGACGCACAAGTTCGGATACGTGCCGGGGTTGTTGACGACCGTGCTCCACGTCATGCCGTCGTCGTCCGACACGATGATCGCACCGGCCGCGCCGTTCGCGCCGACAGCCAGCCAGCGGGAGCCGCTGCATGCCACGTCGTACAGGTTCACCGCACCATTCGGCGCGCTGCGCTGGCTCCACGCCTGGCCGTCCGTCGAGCGCAGGATCGTGCCGCCGTCACCGACCGCGATGAACGTGCCCGCCTTGCACTCGATGCCGCGCAGCGTGTTGTTGACGCCCATGACCAGTGCCGACCACGTGATGCCATCGACAGACGTTGTTGCAACGCCGCCGTCACCGACCGCAACGAAGCGGCCCTGCGAATTGGCGGCCACCGCGTTCAGGTTCGCCTTGATGGTGTTGACGCGCGACGACCACGATGCGCCGCCTGCACCGGCCGACACTTGAAGTTCGAGCGCGAACGTGCCCGACTTGCGCCCGGCCGCGACGCCGAGGCCGTTACTGACCGCGTAGCCTGCGGACTGGAGTGAGGACAGAAGCGCCTGCCCCGATTGACCTTGGAACTGGTCGAAGCCGTCGATATGACGAAGCATGGATTTCCCTTTCAGTTGGATTGGACGGTGATGCCGAAATCCGCAGCCTCGATACCGGCCACGGTGTCAGCGTTGTTTTTGTCGAAGAAGACGAACTGCGTTTTCCAGTCGTTGCCGACATCGCGCGTTGCAGATCGCAGATCGGCGCCAGGCTGGCCGCCGATGAACACGCCCAGCTTTGCCGCAAGCTGCGGCGACTTGCGCGCCAGGACGACGATCCCGGTGGCGATGATCGCGTTGTCGTTGGCGAGCGTTTGCCCGGACGTGAAGCGATCCTCTGCGCCGATGTCGTTCGACGCAACGTACTTGTCGAGCGGCTGCGGCGGATGCGACGACAGCGCCGCCGAATGATTGATGCTCGGGTCGGCCGCGAACCACTCCACGTTCTTGTCGGCGTTCGGGAAGCGCGTCGTGACCGCGATGGGGCCGAGCCGCGCGCCGTCGATCATGTAGAAGTCGTCGTAGCTCTTGGCCGCGTTGTCGGTCGTGCTCGGGTCGATGCCGGTCCGGTACGACAACGGGTTCAGGTAGCCGAGCGTGACCGTCACAGCCTGGTCTGCCGGTGCGCCGCCCAGCGCGAGCACCGTGTCCTGCCGGTTGTTGATGAACAGAGTCGCGGTAGCGGCCGCGCGGTCGATCTCGACCTCGTAGTAGTACCAGCGATTCATCGTCGGCAGCGCGCCGCCCGCCTGATCGTTCAGGTACGGCAGGCCGTTATCTGGATTCGTCCACAGCACGATCCGCGTCGAGCCGATGTCGAGGAATGCGGCCGATCCGCGCCCGTTGAACTGATGCGCGAAACCGACCGCGAACTTGTTGCCGGTCCAGGCCAGCGCGCGCGACATGATCGCGTTCTGCGCCGACACGCCAGCACCGCCGAGGCGCCCCATAATCAGCGCCCACTGGCCTGTGCTGGAATACTCGGCACGCGCGAACGCGCTGGCGGGATTCTGCTCGCCTGCGAATTCCTCGAAGCCGTCGATATGAATGGTGGTCATTGATCCCCCGGTTAGTTGAGAAGCAGCCGAATCGTGACCGCGTAGTTCTCGAAGCCATCGGGCGGGGAATCAGGTACGTGGACCGTCAGAAGATCACCGGCCGCGAACGACACGTTGCTGGCGACGCTGAACGATGCGATCACGCTGTTCGGATTGAAGGTGATTGTACCAACCTCGGCACCGTTCCTTTTCACCGACAACCGCATGATGCCGTTCGGTGACGCGAGCGCGCGGCCACTCGATCCGAACGCGTTGGTCGGCCATGTCATCGCCTGCGGCACCGAGAACGCCAGCAGCACGTCCTCGGGCTCGGGCTCGAAGCCGACCGACACGGCCACGTCGTAGCGCGTGCCCTGCGGCGCTGGCGGCTGTCCTTCGCCCTGTGATTCGTCCACCCAAAATTCGCCGTTCCACCATATCCACTGCGACGGATTGGCGAGCCTGGCGCGCACGCCCTTCGTCGGCGTAGCGAACACCCAGGCCGTGCCGTCGTACACGGCAAGCCGGTTCTCGTGACCCTCCCATGCGAGCACGGCGCCGGTCGGCACGATATACATGTCGCCCACCGCCAGGCCGTTCACTGGCGGCACCGTCTCCGTCATCGACAAGATGTACGGATGCAGCAGCATGTCGATCTGGAGGAAGTTGGTCGATACCGGATCGCCCCACCAGTCCTCGCCGCGCAGCCAGCCGTATGAGAGTTTCAGTCGTGATGTTTCGTGTCGTGGCATGTTTAAGTTCCCTGGTTGTCCTTCGTGTACGCGTCCCAATGACGATCCCAATTCGTATCCCAATGTCCGGCCAGTTCGGGGTTTGGATCATCGGGGTCAGGTTCGGGTGGCGGGTCCACCGGGTCCGGCCAATCGGGCGGCACCTCGGGCGGTGGCGGTCCACCTGATCCGTCATCACCTCCGCCATTATCGCCGGGGTCAGGATCGCCGCTGTTGTCGCCGCCGCCGCCCGGTGGTGGCGTCTCGCCGCCTGGCGTTGGCCCGGTGCTGCCGTTACCGCCGCCATCCTGCGGTGGAAGTTGGCCGCCGCCTGGTGGCTGATTGACCGGGCACGTGTACGACGGCAGCGCCAGCGGGATCACGTAGTTCTGCCACGAGACGAGATCGCCGCGAATGGTTTCCAGCTTCATGCCGACCGTGACGCGGCCGCAGGCTTTCAGCAGCGTGCCCGCGCGGTAGCCGTCCGTCTTCGCCATGCCGTAGCTGTACAAGAACTCCGTGCCGTCCACGATGGTCGTGCGCACGTTGACCGTGTACGACTTCTTCGTGGCCGAATCGAACAGCGACAGCGTGATCGACAGGCGGTACTTCTGACCGTCCTCGGGCGCGCGTGTCGGCGCATGGTGATCGACGGCCTGGCCGCCTTGCGTGTCGCGGTTGCGATGGTTCCACGTGATGCGCGTGTCGGCGTTCAGTGCGATCACGCAGCCACGATACCAGGGCTGACCGTTCACCAGCACTTCGCCTGGCGGATACGGGCGCTCGACGCGGTGCGCCATCGCCACGCGGTCGGTCGGCACCTGATCGAGATCGAGCGGCGGACCGTAGACGGCCGGGACCATCTTTACCTGGGCGGCGCTGCCAAGTTGATTGAAGGTGTCGAGCGTGTACGGGTATTCGGTCGGATCATTGCCAGCCGCCGCCTCGCAGAACCACACGCGCGCACCGACATTGTGTTTCGTCGGCACGGTGTCGTAGCAGCCGCGCGCAATGGTGAACGACGTGTCGCCATCACGGCCGTCGATGCGGATGAATTCGGCGTCCACCAGCGCGACCTGGCCGACCTGCACGTTCGACAGCGAGACGCCATCGAGGAACGAGGTCTTGCCGATCACCAGCGTCGTGTCGAGATAGTCGAGCGTTGCGCCGACCGTCACCCAGGGCGTGAACGCCGGATCGACGCGCTTCTGGTACGGCACGAGATCGCCGCTGTTCGCGGGCCAGTCGTAGCGCGTCCAGATCGAGTGCGCATCGGTCAGTCGGTCGGACGGGCGAGCCGCGACGGTCACGACCTTCGGCGCAACTGACGTGCCGCGCTTCTTCAACAACGCGTACGGCGCCTCGAACAGATTGCGGTTCAACGGCGTGTAGAAGTTCGTCTCTTGACCGACGCCCTGGTGCAGATTCGCCACGAACAGACCGTGCACCGGGCCGCTCGCGTCGTTCTGCGCATCGGTGAGGTTCTGCGCCGCCAGTGCGGCAAGCTGGCCTGCCGTCACGCCGTCCTGCGGCGGGAAGTCGTTATTCATTGCGTCGGTGAGGTTCTGCGCGGCCAGGGCGGCAAGCTGGCTCGCCTTGATGAAGTAGCCCTGCGTGTTCACGCGGAACGGGATCAGGTAGCCCTGCCACGAGTCCAGGCCGTTGCGCGTGGCGAACAGGGTCAGGTAGCCCTGCACGAACGACCCGATCTCGGCTTCCACGGCATCCAGATCGGCCATCCCTTGAAGCCACTGGTACGTCCACGACGCGGCGATCTTCTGCCCGCGCGCATCCGTGTTCTGCGCCATGATCCCGGTGTACGTTCGCTTGAGGTTCAGGTTCACGTCGTAGACGCGCACCGTGTACGTCGTGCCGGGCTCGGGGCCGATATCGCCGTCGTCATGGTCGATAAGCTGGTCCGCCTCGATGGTACGGTCGCGGTACGCCCAGGTGAGCACGAGGTTCGCGGCGTCGGCCGACAGGGTTTGCAGGTTATACCAGCGTGCCCCGTTGGCGTACACGCGGCCGGGCGGATACGGACGGGCGAAGCGCTGCTGGTACTTCACCTCGTCGATGGCCGACGACTGATTGATGTCGAGGCGGCCGCTGGTCGTGAACGGGGAATACTTGATCGCGTTGACCTCGCCCGCCGTGTGCTCCTTCGCATCGGTGCCGACCACGCTGTTGTCGATGAACCAGGCCAGCGCGTTCGCGGCGTGCTTGCGTGGCACCGTGTCGGCGCAGCCGCGCTTCACGCTGACCGTTCCCTGCCCGATGGCCGTCACTGCCATCCACTCGTCATCGACCAGCACGGCCATCCCGACCTTCAACGAGTCCGTGCGTGGGAAGTTCGCCTCGCCCAGCACCAGCGTGCGGTCGAGGTAGTCAAGCGCGTCGTGCAGCGTCGCCAGCGGCGTGAACTGCGCCTGTGTGCTGCTCGGCTTGTATTCGCTATTTGCCATAAATCGTTTATACCGTTTATTTGGTTTGGTTCGTTTATACGGTTTATTCCGTCTAAATCGTTTATACGATTAGCACGGATATGACGGGACGCGGATCGGCACGATGTACGAGTTGTACGACTCTACGCCATCGCGCACGGCGTTGATGCGGCAGTAGATGACCACCGTGCCGCAGATACCCAGCGCGTGCCCGGCCGTGTCGCCGTCAGCCTGTGCCCAATTGTAGAAGTAGCCGAACGTCGTCAGGTCGGTGTCCACGGTGCGCAGCACGTTCTTGACGGGCGGATCACCGGCCACTGCGGGCGGCGTCTCGTAGTAGAACTGGAGCCGCGTCAACTGGTTCGCCTCGGGCGCCACGTCCGGTTCCACGTGACCCACGAGTTGCGATCCCTGCGTCAGCCGGTTGCGTCGAGCCCACGAGAACACCATTGCCGATCCGCTGACGGCCTGCGCTTCCTCGAACCAGGGGCGCCCGTTGACGACGATCTGGCCCGGCGCGTACGGCCGCAGCGCGCGGTCCACGTGCGTGACCGGATTCTCGGGCAGATCGGCCAACGGGATCGCCGGGCCGTACACGGTGGGCTGGAACTTGTAGACGACGGTTTCGCTCGACGTGCGGGCGGTCGGGTCGAACGAGACGGTCAGCGGATCGAAGAACCAGGCCAGCGTGCCAGCGATGTGCGGGACCGGCACGGTGTCTGCGCAGCCGCGTGCGATCTCGATCTGCCTGTCGCTTATGATGCGCACGACGCGCGCGATCTCGCCCTCGATCATGCACGCCTTGCCGACCAGCGAGGACGGCAGCGGCACGCCGTCGTACAGCGACGACGAACGCACGTTGATGATCGTTTCAAGTTCCGGCAGGCGGAAGTCCAGCGTGACCCAGGCGACGTATTGCCCGGCCTGCGGGCTCGCGCCGTTGGCGTACAGCGAGAACGAATCGGACATGCGATCTGCCGGGCGCGCGGCCACGCCGAACGCGTAGTTGCCGCTGGCCGTCACGCCGCGAACCGCATTGATGACGTACGGCGACTCGAATGCCTGCGCAGCGAACGCCAGGTAGTTCGAGTCGAGCGGATACGCTGGCGTGACGCTGAACGTGCCGCTGTAGGTCTGCCAGGCTTCCAGGCCATCCCGCGCGGCCGTGATCTCGAACGTGGGGTTGACCACCTCGTTCGGGTTGCCCTGGTCGTGCACTGCCTGCGCGCGCCGATACGTGAACGTGTTCGCATTGATGCCGACTTCCTCGCGCACCAGGGCTTTCGTGACGGAGTGGTAGACGCGCATCGTGTACGTCGTTCCTTCCTCGGGTCCAATCGTCGCATCGTCGTGGCCGATAAGCTGGTCGGCTTGAAGCAGACGGTCGCGGTGGACCCACGTGAAGGTGAGCGCGGGCGTCGTGTCGTCGATGGCCGGATTCGCGTGCCAGCGGGCGCCGTTGACCATCAGCTTCGCGGGCGGATACGGCCGCGCGAATCGGAAGTCGAACGGCAGTGCAATGGGAATGACCGTCTCGGTCGGCACGCCGCCTGCCGGGGTGAACGGTGACAGCTTCAATCCAATCGTCTCGCCCGCGCTCCACTCCTTCCGGTCCGAACCGACCATGCTGTTGTCGAATATCCAGCAGATCAGACCAGCGACGTGCGGCGCAGGGATCGTGTCGGCGCAGCCGCGCTTCACGGTGATGCTGCCCTCGGCCACGGCCACGAGCGACATGATTTCCTCTTCCACCATAACGAACATGCCCGGCGCGACAGGCCGGGCGAAGTTGAATGTGGTGAACGGGATCACGGTCGTTTCGTAGTCCATCGCCGCGTCGAGTTTCAGGACGTTGGCGAAGGCGCCGATGCCTGTTTTCTTGTAGTCGCTATTTGCCATATCAGGGAGTCGTCGGAGGAAGATCGTCGGGTGTCGGTTCGCTCGGCTTCACGTAGATGTTGTACCCCAGCGAAAGGTCGGTCGGCTTCTCGGCCACGGTGCCCAGGTATCCGGCGTCGTCGGTGACGTACGCGAAGTCGGCGGGCTTCATCGATCCTTTCAACAGGAAGTACGGAACCTCGAACGCGCGGTGACGACCGAGTTTCGGCTGCGTGGCCGGGCCGGTTCCGTTCGGCGGCTGGTTGCCCACGAACGATGTCAGCGGCAGGCCGAACACGTCTTGAACTGCGGTGAGCGTGATGGTCCCGTTTTGCAGGGTGCCGTCCTCGACGCGGCCGACGCGCAGGATCATGCTGTTGATGCCGCGCACAGTATCGCGGATACGCATCACGTCGCCAGGTGCGATCTTCCACGCGTTGCGGTCCATCGTGATCGAGAAGCGGCGCAGCGCGATTGCGTTCATGCGCAGTTCCCGCTGTGCGACACGCGCGGCCAGGGCGACGGTCGGCAGGCCGTGATACGCCTTCTTCGTCGAATTGAAGACGCCCCGCGATGCCTGGAGCGACGCGAGGTTCTGTGCGTTCTTCGTGCGCGTCTCGTTGGTGATCGGGTCCACGTATTCGACGACCACCTCGTTGATCGCCGGACCCATCGCGCTCACCTCGTTTTCGTTGATGGCGAGGATGCCGCTGTCGGTGTCGTAGATCGGAAGTGCGTTCGGATCGTAGTCGAAGCGGATCAGCTTCAACGTGATGAGGGCCGTCGCGCGGTCGGAGTAGATCACGGCGCCGATGTGGTCGATGACGGTCTGCACGAACGATTCGAGCGAGTCGCGGCGGGTCCAGCGCATGCACAGGCCGAACCCTTCGTCGTACAGCGCGTCGGCCGCCTTCGTGAACGATGCGATGTCGAGCGCGGATGCGGGCAGGCCACGGCCCCACTCGCGGTTCGTCATGCACTCGTAAATCATGTGCGCCGGATTCATCGCATGGATTTCCGGCGTCGTGACGACCACCGTTGCGTCGTACTGCTCTTGCTCGTATGGCTGCGTGCCCTGGTCGTACGCGTCGGTGATGCCGCCACCACTCGGATCATCGGGATCGACGGCGCGCGGCACATAGACCGTTTGGCTCGTCGTTACGCCGTGCAGCAGGATCATCGCCTTTTCGGGATACCACGGATCGCCGTCCCAGCCCTTCGTCGAGCGGCGCACGCGGAAGTCCCACTTCTTCGGGTAAGCGGAGTTCGACGAAATCTGTCCGTCGTAGAAGCACGTGAACATGCGGCGGAAGCCCGGCAGTGCGTGACCAAGCATCGACACCAGCGCGCTCGGCGCGGTCTGCGTGATCTCGCCCATGAGAAGTTTCAGCGTGCCGACGATGCCGCCTTCCGACTTGTCGCCGCCGAACAGTTCCGGCTGATTGATGCTGATGTCGCTACTGTCCGTAACGCTGCCTTCCCAGGCTTTCTTGTCGCCCACCTTGATCGCTACAAGTTCGTTCACAGGGCCGCGCGAAATGCCCATGTGGATACCGAAGCTGTACTTGTAGCCTGTGACTGGATTACTGCCCTTGCCCATTGGCCGCCTCTTTCAGTTGTTGTTCTTCCCGCTTCGCACATTCGACGACCACGCTCCCCAGGTGATCGCCAATCGCAAGGATGCGCTCGGCGTCGATGCCGTTTTTCAGGAAGTCGGGATAGTCGATGCCGTGACGCTGGAACCAGGCGCGCGCACCGCTCGCGCAGTAGCCCGCCTGGCGGATATGCTTGACTCGAACGATGGTCATTTCTTCCCGCCGCCCGCGTGAATCTCATCGACGCGATAGTTGCCGACCGCGAGCACCATCCAGTCGCTCGACCAGCAATCCCCGAAGATCACGGCTTGCGGCGTGCCCTCGTCGGCCTGCGGAAAGTCGATATCCTTGAATGCGGTCGGCTGCGCGTCCTGCGGCTTCGGCGCAGTCGCGGTGCTGATGATGTACGACGCGATTAGATAGAAAATCGCCCAATAGATATTCACGTTCAGGACTCCCTAGAAGACTGGATCACCGTCGAACGGCGACTTGCCGGGAAGGTCAGGAACGCCGCCGAAGTTGTCCAGATTGTTGAACTTGCCCGCGCAATCTCCGGTGGTGCGGTTGCAGCCGGGATACGCGGTTACTTTGAGGCCGTAGTATAGCCCGTCAGTAATGCCGAACATGGCGCAGGTGCCGCCGACCTGCTGCTCGATGCCGAGGAATTCAGTGCCGCGCGACGGGTGTTCCCACTGGATGAATCCGCCGTCGAACGTCCCATCGGCGCCGCTCAATCCCTGGAATACGACGGTGCTGCCGGACACGTCGGACACGACCACATCCTGCGCGAAAAGCGTCTTATCGACCTTGCAGTTCAATTCGTCGTACAGGGCGTAAGGGCACGTGCGTTGCCACGCCAGGCGCAGGCCGTCGCGCTGCATCGACGCGCTGATCGTTGCGCACGTGATCGTCGCCGTGCCCGGCTGCGGCTGGTTCACCTGCGTCAGTTCGCCCATGTAGCCGAGCACGGATTGCGTGTCACCCTCGTGGTAGTGGAAGACGCGAACCACGATGGTCTGCGACGGCGGGGCGCCGAAGAACATCTGAACCGGCGCGATGGTGTTCGGTGCGGTGATCGTCAGGTTGTCGGTGGCCGCGTCGCCTGTGATCTTCACGCCGTCGTCGCTGATCGCAACGGCCTTCCACACGTAACCGTCCACGGCGATATCCGCGTCGGCCGACGTGTAGCGCCAGGTCGCGGAACCCAGCGTGAAGGAGTACAGGTAAATCGGGCGGCCGTCTTCGTTGCTCGTCTCGATTGCTGCAAACGTCATTTAGGAATCCTCTTGTCGGTGAATTGGTGGAGCACCACAGCCACGTCGATGCTCACCTGATTGCTCGACGGGTGGTGGATTTCAAACTGGTCTTGATCGAAGCGCGTCTCGGTCACGAACGAGATACGTTTCAGGTCCGACAGTTTAATCGTCGGCAGTGCCGCATCCAGGGTCAGGGACTCACCAACGGGCTGCAATCCGTCCCACACCGTCACCGCATCGGTGATCGTGCGGTACAGCGTCGGGGCGCCGTTGTAGAACTGAAAGGCGAGTTGAATTCGTAGCGGCTGCGGCGTAGACATCGCGGCGCGGAACCCCTGGCTTTGGATCAGCAGCGTGTCGCCCGCAATCTCGTCGCCAATCGGATAGATGTCGTTCGTGAAGGTCGGGCACATGAACTTCTTGGCCCGCCCGCGCGCAGCCTGGATGAACTGGCGGAAGCTGTACGCCTGCGCGCGGCCGTACAGTCGCAGCTTCGCCTGCACGCCGCTCGTCGTGTACTTGCCGTGATCGGTGACGCTCGGTGCGCCCGTCGTGTTGTCGAGCACGAAGGACTTGCGCGAGTAGTCCCAGGTGATCCCGTCCGTCCAGTCCGGCGAGAAGTGGAAAAGCGGATTGCCCGACACGTTCGCGCCGAACGATCCGACGATCTCGTAGGGCTCGGACAGGTCGAAAAGAATCTGCGCGGTCGATACTGTGTCGGTGATATTCGTGACGTTCGGCGGCTGCGAATAGATGCGGGCCTCGCGCATCGGATAGATGCGTGTGCCGACCGGCCATGCGCGCGGCGGCGGGAACGCCCACGAGAATCGCGTCGCCTCCATGTCACCGACTTGCAAGATGTCGTACACGTCGGGATCGCCGTTGTTCACGAATACCAGATCGCCGGTACGGAACTCGCGCAGCGCCAGGTTGTCCAGCGTCACGCCGGTCGCCTCCATGTCGATGCCATCGGCCATGCGCACCTGCTCGTGCCACAGCGGCAGCATGAACGTCCCTGCGCCAATCCCGACGAGGAAGTTGTCGATGCGGTTGCGTTGCGTGCGCTGACGCAGGAATGACGCCTCGAACTGACGCCGCGCGTTGCGGCGAATCGAACGGCGCTGCTCGGCGTCGGTTTCGCTCGCCAGAATGTCGGTCATCCAGATCAGCCGCTCGGTGACGCCATCCTGCCAGTTCGGCAGCACGGAGAACACCGGCAGGCTGAAACGCACGTCGTCACCCTGCGGCAGATCGTCGTCGCTGATCGCCACGTCGTCCAGCAGCCAGCCGTCCTTGCCCGAGGCGTAGACGACCGCGCCGCTCGCGTCGAGGATCGTCAGGCCGAAGTAGCAGGGCGTCGGCGCGGTCGGCAGGTTTTGCAGGATCACGTCGATCCTGTAGTCGCCCTGCGGGATATACATGACGGCCACCTGCGGCGAGCCGAGCACGCACGACATGACTATGCGGCTGTCGAATTGCGTGGTGCCGAGCCACAGCGTCGCCGCGTCGTCCGCGTTCAGCATGAAGGTGTATTCGCCCTCGGTGAAGCTGAATCGACGCGCCAGGTAATAGGTGCGAGCACCCCCTGCCGAGCCGAGTGGGCTTGCGACCGATACCATCTTCGATCCGTTGACATCGGGCGGGTCGTAGTCGAATTCGTAAGGGGTGCGGAGTGCCACGGTTTTATCGTCCTTTCAGCCATTGTTTGATTGTGGGCAGGTTGTTTTTGAGGTGAACCAGCGTCACCTTTTCGCCTTCCGAGGAAGCCATCGCCTGCGGCACTTGCGAGCGGTCGTCAACCAGCACGAAGCGTTGCGGAGTAGCGGCCTGGCCTGCGGCGTTCGCCACCGTCGATCCCAGGTTCAGGATATGACGCGGATCGTCGCGGGTCAGCACCTCTTCGCCGCGTTGCAGGACTGCGGGAACCTCGTTTGGCGCGAAGCCTGCGATGCCGCCCGTATGGTAGCGGAAGGCGCCAGCGAAGGAGCTAATCGGCACCTGGCGCGAGAACGTCGCCTGACCGCCGACGATGCCGCCTGTGTGGTGGCCCATTGCAGCCGTCGCGGCCGCGCCGATGCCGCCGCCCATGTTCTGCAACGCCTTGAGGATTTGCATGCGCAGGATCGCCATCGCAATGTCCTTCAACAGCGAAGCGAAGAACTGCGCCGACGCGGCCAGCATTCCACGGAAGCCCTCACCGATGCCCTGCTGTCCGGTGATGACCTTGCCGATGGATTCGGCCATCTGGTCGAACGCGTTGACGCCGTTCTGCGCGATGGACTGCACCAGCGTGGTTTCCCATTCCTTCGCCTGCACGATCCCGGCCTGCGACGTTTGCAGCACCTTCTCGGCGGCCGCCTGCATCACGGCCAACTGTTCCGGCGTCATGCCGCCGCTCTGCTTCACGATGGCGATGAACGACAGCAGTTGTTGCGCGAGCATCTGGATACTCGACGCATATTTGAACGTGACCGCGTTGACCTGATCCACTTCCTGATTCGCGTCGATCAGGCCGAGTTGCCGTTTCAGGTTGATCGCGTCGATCTCGCGCTGCTGCTGCGCCAGCAGTTCGTTCAATTGCCGCTGCGCGTCGTTCATGGTGTTCACGGCCACTTGCTGATCGACGTTGTTCTTCGCCATGCCCTGACGGATCGTGGTGACGATCTCGGCAAAGCGCGTCGGGTCCAGCATGTTCGCGGCCAGTGCGGTGAACTTCAACGCCTCTTGCCCTGCCTCGTCGATGCCGGGGCCAAGCAATTTGATCTGGTCGTTGATCTTCTTGGTCGCTTCCTCTTGCGTGATGTTGCCAGCGGCCGCGTCGGCGTTGATGCCCGCGATGACGCCTTGCAGTACGCCCTGCTTCTTGTTGTACTCGTCCAGCAGGCGGTTCGCCTCGTCGCGGTAGGCGTTCTGCGTTTCGAGTTCCTTGCGCTGCTTGATAAGGCCGTCCAGTTTGATCTGGTCAGCTTTCGCGGCTTTCGGGTCAAGCTGCATTTCGCGGTTGATCTTGTCCTGCAACGACTTGTACGCGTTGCCCACGGCGTCCACGCGCTTCTGCATGCGAGTCTCGAACGGCAGGTCAACGTCGGACTTCGCTGCGCTGTCGGCCAGGTCGTCTTCGATTTTCTTGATATCCGTGCGGATTTCGTTCGCCAGGTTGATGCGACGCTTCGCCAGCGACTCGCCTTGCTTGTTCTGCTCGTTGGCGTACTTCTCGCGCTCGGCTTTTGCGGCCTTCGCATACGACGCGTCGATCATGGCTATGGCCTTGTTGCGGGCGTCGTCGTCCTTGATGCTGTCGGCGTACTGCTTCTTCAACTCGTCGAACGGCTCGCGGATGATTTCGAGGCGTTCGGCCAGGTCGCCCTTCTCGGCTTTCAGGCGGGCCAGGCGCGACTGCCGTTCGTTCTTCGCGTCTTCGGTTTGCAGCTTTTGACGCAGCGTGCGCATCACCGATTCCGCGTTGCTCGGGTTGCCGGGGTCAGGCGTCGCCGCGCTCGCGGCATCGACCGGACGTGTGGCGCGCGCCTGCTGCCCGCTCGCATACGCAACCTTCGCGTCGAAGTTCACGCCCTTCGCGTTGGCCTCGGCCAGCAGGCGTGCCTGCTCCTTGGTCTTGTCCACGGCGATCTTCGACAGGCGATCATATTCTGCTTTCAGACGGGCCTCGTCGCGCGTGCCCTTCGCTTCCTGATACTTGACCTGTGCGGCCTCGGCGTCCTTCATCGCCTGCGTCGCGGCTTCGATGGATTGCGTGACGCGCTCGCGGATGCCGTTGTCGGCCATGTCCATCAGCGCGCTCGTGGCCTGGTATGCGGCGTATCCGGCCGCCAGCACGACGGTCGATTTGCCGAGGAAGATCATCGCGCGGGCCAGATTCATCACGAGCGGCGTGAGACGCGCCACGACGCCAGCGACGCCACCAGTGCCCAGCGCGGCGGTCAGCGCGGCCGCGCCCTCGGTGCGCAGCATCCACGCGTTCAGCGCGGCCAGTTCGGCGTTCAGCAGAACCACCGCGCCCTGCACCGTGCGGAACAGACCGGGCAGCGAAAGCAGCCATCCGATGATCTTCACCGCGACCAGTGCCTCGACGATCTTCTTCAACGCGTCGAAGTTGTCCACGCAGAATTGCAGCACGTTGATGACGGCCTCGAATGCTGCGGAAAGCTGCGATGCGAACTTGTCGGCGGTGCCGTCGTTCAGGATCGTCGTCAGCTTGTCCAGAAGACGCTGGTACGCCTGCACGAAGCCGCCGTTCGCGGTATCGGTCAGGAAGCGATTCAGCGCGTTCTGGAAGCGCGCCTGCGCGGTCAGCAGCGTTTCGGTCCCGGCCTGCGCCGCGCCGTACGTCTTGCCCAATTCGCGCGCGATGGCGATGACCTGCTCGGAACCGATCTTGCCTTCGCTCATGGCCTTCGTGAAGTCGGCCACGGTCATGTTTGCAGCCTTCGCCGCGATCTCGAAAGCGCCCGGCAAACGGTCGCCCAACTGGCCGCGCAATTCTTCGGCCTGGATGGTGCCCTTGCTCATCATCTGCTCGAACGCCTTCATCACGCCTTCGAGTTCGTCGGTGGACAGTTTGGCCTTCGTCGCGGCGCCCGCGATCTGCTCGAACGCGAAGCGGGTCTGCTGCGTCGTGAAGCCAGCCGTCGATGCCGCGATGGCGAACTTCGTGTAGGCCGGGGCGATCTTCTGGAACACGAAGCCGATGCGGTCGGCCTGCGCTTGCAGGTACTTGAAGTCATCGGCCGCCTTGCGCGTGTCGCCGCCGTTGGCGATAGTCAGGCGGGACATGATGGCCTGGTTGTCGTTGTAGGCTTGCAGCGCGTCCTTGCCGACTTGGATCGCGGCGTTCAGGCCGACGAAGCCAGCAGCCAGTGACAGCAGTTCGCCGCGCATGCGCTGCATGTACGACAGCGTAGTGCGACCGTTGCCGCCACCGAACCAATCGAACACGCTGCGGCCGGATTGCTCGGCTGCGGCGCCGTGCCGCTGGTATGCGCGGTTCAACGTGTTGAGCGCGGCGGTCGCGCGCTGCGCCTGGCTGACAAGCTGCTGTTCGGCGCCGGTCAGGTCGGCGGTGTTCACGCCAGCGGCGCGCAGGGCTTCCTGTTGTGCGCGTGCGGCCGTGGTGAGATCGCCCAGGCGTGCGGCGGCCTGCTGCATCGTGCGCTGCGCGGCGGCCATGCGCGTCGTGATGTCGTCGCCCGCGTTCCCGCTACGCATTTCAGCCACCAGGCGATTCACCGCGAGGCGGGCCTGACCGAATTCCGCGCGTGCGGCGCGAACGGCGGCCACCTGGCGATCATAGGCGTCGATCTGGCCCGCGATCTGCGTCAGCGCGCGCTGCGCCAGCGTGGCTTCGTTCAGCGCGTCGCGGTAGCCGCGCACAGGCCCACGGATCGCGGCCACGCGCGTTTCCAGGCCAGCGATTGCGGCTTCGAGGCCGTTCACGTTGCGCACGGCGGCCGCAGCCGGGTTCTGGATATCCGCGATCTGCCCGGCCAGGTTCGGTTGCGAAACCGGCGTCGATCCGCGCGCGGTGACGAGCGCGCTGCGGGTGCCCTGCTCGGCGGCATTGGCGGCCTGCTGCAACGCGAGTTGCTGCTGCCGGATCGCGGCCGTCTTGCGGTTGATCGCCTCGGTCGCGGCGCGCTGCGCGTTCGTGAAAATGATGTCGGCTTCGGCCTGCACGGCCGCCTGGTTCATCGCGGCCACTTCGTTCGCTTCCTGCTGCGCGCGGCGCTCGGCGTCGATGGCTTTCGCCAGATCGCGCTGGGCCTGTGCGAACAGGTTATCGACCATGATCTGTTTCTCGCGCTGCACCACGGCCTCTTCGGCTGCGCGGCGCTGCGCGTTCCAGCCGCCCACGTTTTCGAGGGCCGCTTCCTGCCGCGTGATTGCCGATGTGGCGGCATTGAACGATGTGATGATGCGCTGCTGTTCGGCGGCCGCGTTGTCGGTCGTGATGCCAAATTCGGCAAGTTTGTTCTTCGTCGTCTCGATGCGGCCCTCGGCACGCGCCAGTTCCTTTTCGGCGGCGGCGACAGCAGCGGCCAGCTTCTTCGCTTCGGCGGCCGCCTGCGCTTCCGACACGCCACCGGCATCGAGCGATTCCTTGTACGCGGCCCACTCGCGCGACATGCGAGCCATAGCGGCGGCGTGCGATCCCTCGGCCTTCGTGTACTCGGCCAGGTTCTTCGACTTGAACTCGTTGTACGTCATGCCCTGCGCGCGCGTCGCTGTCGCGGCGTAGTCGGCTTGAGCCTTGCGTGCTTTTTCGAGGTTGCTTTGCAGTTGCGCTATCGCGTCGGACTGACCTTTGAATTGCAGGATCAGCGCGTTCTGCCCAGCCAGGGCGTTTGCTGCCTGCTGGAGTTGCGTGTATGCGGTCTTGAGGTCATCGACGGTGGCGGCCCCGTTCTTCGCTGCCTCTATCTGTGCGCCTTGCGCGCTGATGATCTTGTTGAGGCCCGCCACCACCTGATCGGTAGTCTGCTTCGTTTGATTAGAAGCCTTGATGCGAAGTTCGACTTCTTGGATTTGATTAGCCATCGCTGAGTGCTTTCAGTTGTCGGTTCAAATTTTCCACGCCCTTGCCACCGGGCGCGAGAACCGCAACGATGGCTGAGTGAATTAGCGTCGCTTCCGTCGCCAATCGAGCATTAATTCGCTCGCGTGCTATCTCGGTTTCTATCCACAGTTTCGACAGCGGATATCGGCTTGCATGCGGGTGTCCCTCGGACATCAGCAGGCTCACCTGCGAACGAAGCGACCTGTGGAATCGCTCGGCTCGCGTCAGGTGCGCTAGGCCGTCGTGAGATTCGCCGGGATCATTCCGCCCACCAGGCTCATTACGCTGTCGAGGAACTTTTTTGCGCCGCCCGCTTCCTCGAACGTGAGTTCGATGATCTTGCGTACGCACTCGACCTGCACCGGCAGCGGCAGGCGCGCGGCCACGTCCACGGCCTGCGGCTCGTCGGCGGCCAGGGCGATCATCTTCGCCACCATGATCGGCGTCTCGCGGACGATGGTGATTGCGAAGCGCGCGGATTCGGCCAGGGCGTTTTCGCGCGTCTCTTCGTTGTCGTACAGTTGGAACAGCTTGTTGAGTTCGGGAAGGTGGTTGCGCACCAGTTCCGATACGTCGTTCAGGGCAAGGCCGCGCAGCGCAAAGCGGCCGCCCCGAAACGACACTTCTTCCGTTACCACCATGAAGTCGTGCAGTGCCATTTCGGGGCTCCTTGTTAAGCGGCGGCCACGCCGTCGATGTAAGCGCGCTCGGTCGCGGCGTCCTTCTTCAACACCTCGAAGTTGAACGACATCTTGAGCCAGTCGTCGCCCTTCAACGCATAGTCGCCGTTCGAGGTGATCTTCACGTACGGGTAGAAGTAGTCGCGGTTCGTGCCGTGCGGGTTGTCGGCCAGGAAGCGCAGCGCGCCCGAAACCTGCTGACCCTTGGCGATCACGATCTCGCGCGAATAGGCTTCTTGGTCGTACGTGAATTGCAGCACGTCGCCATCGGCCACGTCCGGCGCATCGACCTCGATGTAGACGCGGGCCTTTTCAAGATCGACCTCGAAGTTGCCCGTCAGCGTAACCGGCGTCAGGGTCGGCGTGGTTGCCGGGGGAACCGGGGCAGTGACCTTGTTGACCACCACGTTCGTCACCTTCTTCGTACCCATCGGGGTAGCTTCGTCGGTGCCGAGTTGGTAGGTGCGGCCGCGCATGACGGTCACGTTCGCATCGACGACGGCGGTTGCTGCGGCCACGGTCAGCGGCGAAGAATCACCGCCGAAGAACATGGCGATGTTATCGACGCTGATGTTGTCCGTCTCGAACGAGCCGGTCAGGTCGTTCTTGATGACGATAGATTCGTCTTTGATGTTCAGACCTTGATCCGCGTCGATGTGATCGAGCGAGTCTTGCGAGATCGATTGCGTGAACGCCGGGGTGTTGCCCAGGTAGCGTTCGCCGGTCGTCAGCTTCGTGCCCGGTTTGAATTGGTCGAAAAATACTCGACCCTTACCGATTGTGTACTGCTTGCCGCTGGTATCAGCCATTTCATTTCTCCAGTTTTGGAAAGGTTGGAAGTAGTGCTATTTGCGAGCCGTTCACTCGCCAATCTCTACCGCGATCCCTACGCGAATCGGGAGGTAGAAGAAAACGTGATCCGACACACCTGCTTCTGGCGGTCGAACGACGGGTGGTGCGATCTCGACGCCCGAGATCATATCACCCAGCATGTAGTCGCCAGGAAATTTAGCCATGCCCGAACCCCTGCTGACATCGATAATCCGCAGCAGTCGGCGCTCAACGTCCTGCACGAGATAGTAGGCGCCATCCTGATCGCTATCGCGCTTCGTGTCGGCCACGATCCCCTGGATCATGAGTGTCCACTTGTCGCTGCGATTCGATCCGTCTTCACCTGCAAAGAACGCCACGTCGGAACGCGGCGCTTCGACGATGGACAGCGCGGGCGGCGTGCCCGTTACGTCCTGGCCGAACAGCAGGCGGTTGTAGTAGACCTTTCCGGCAAGGTCGTAGGCATCGCCGTTGGCGGTGCTGATCCCGGCGAGAAGTGCCTGCAATTTCTGGATTACGGCCAGGCGCTTCGGTGCCGGGCGTGTAGTGGGGAAGTTCATGCGAGCCTCGCAAATTGTCGAAGGAATTCATTGTTCACCATACGTCCAATCGGCGCCGCCGTCTTCTCGGACACCTCGCGGAATACCTGATCGACGGACGGGCCGTACAGCAGCGCGACGCGGCCAGGGACCAGCCAGTTCGTGATCGGATCGTGGCGGCCTGCGAACGCCTGCCCAGGCTTGATGCGCACGGCCAGGCCGACGTTGCCGTTGCGGAGTTTCGTGAGCCACGCGTTCTTGAGAAGCGTCGAGCCGTTGGCGGCCTTCACGTGCACCTTCACGCCGATGCGTGCACGCGAGCCGAGCGGCGTCCCTGGTGCTGCGAATCGTGCCAGGCTGGTAGCGCGCTGGCGGGCCTTGATGACGGCTTCGAGATCGCCGGGCTTGGCCTTCTTCGATACGCCGATGCGGTCGCTGGTGAGGTAGTCTTTGGGGAAGGCGATATCGTCGAGAATCGAGCGGCGGATCAGGGTCATGCCACCCCGTTCCGCCACCGAGTTGATCGCCAGTTGTGCAGCCTTGTCGGCTACGTTTGGAAGCTGCCGAAAGAAGTCCGCAGCATCAAGGAGTGTCTGAGCCATTGTCGATCTTCGCAACGTACCAGACCTGATCGGTCGGGCCGCAACGCGGATCGCGCGTGTCGATGGCGAGGACTTGACCGCCGAAGGCCGGGTGAAGGATTTTCACACGACCACCGCGAGCGACGACAACGGTTTTAGCGGCCAGTTCTTCGATGTCGAAGATCACCTTGTCGATAGTGTCGATGGTGACTGGATAGCCTTCGTTGTTCGGATCGCCCACGTTGGTCAACTTGTTGTGCCAGCGGACCCGCAGCGCAACCGGCACGTCGCCATCGTTGTACCAGTATTCCGCATCCAGGGCGAAAGTCTGGTGAACGATGCGGCGTGCCGCCTGCTTCACTGCTGCGAAGTCGAACGCCATGATTTAGATATCGTCGTCGCTGGCGGCCGGGGCGCCTGCCGGTTGTTCGGCGGGCTTCTCGTCCTTCTTGCTCTTACCGCCCTTCGGCGTGTCGGCGGGTGGCAGCTTCATTTCGACCGGCGCGTTATCGACGACGACCTTGCGCAGCGCGTCCTTGTTGGCGGCATTGATGTCGGCCAGTTCGGCGTCGGTCAGATCGACTTCGGTGTTCGGCTTGACGAGGACGCGCTTGCCCGCGCGGTGCAGGACGATGCTGTGATTGGTGATGCGTTTTGCCATGATGGTGTTTCTCCAGTTATGCGGGAATAAGGGAAGGCCGGGTTTCCCCGGCCCGCGTTACGACTTAGGCGACCTTGATGCTGAACGTCGCGTTCGGCTCGGCCGGGACCATCAGCGGCGCCGACTGCGACAGCAGGTACTCGACGCTCGGATCGTTCTCGCGCCAGTTCTTGAAGAACGTATCGAGCGGACGATAGCCAGCGTCAGCGTCCATGATCGCGCCGAAGCAGCGCACACCGGCCATCATGTCGGACACGCCGACGACGGTGTTCTGGTCGAGGTAGTAAGCCTCGTCGCCGGTATCCGGGTCGATGAAGCGGGTCGTATCGACGAAGAATTCCATGCGACCCTGACCGTTCAGGCCAGCCATCGAGCCCATGTATTCGATGGTGTCGCCGTAGCCGTCGTTAATCAGGGTGATGCTGGTTTGCTGACCGGCGCCACGGTTGATCGAGTTCTGGAGGTCTTTCAGATCGACGCGCTGGCAGAACAGTTCCCAGGCGTTCGCGCCGAAGAAGTAACGCGAGATACGCGCGCCGCACAGTTCGTTCACGGCGATGCGCGAATCTTTCAGGTCGGCCAGCGGATCGGCGGTGGTCTGGTCCCACTTGGCGCCACCGGCCAGCACTTTCGTCAGGGCGGCGTCGCGGCGGAAGTCCACGACCACTTCGGGGTAGTCCTCGCCCTTGATGGTCACTTTGCCGTCGATGGTGGCGCGAGCGGCCAGCCAGTTCCAGGTGTTGTTGATCTTGACCTTCTGGCGGCGCAGCAGTTCCGCGATCACGGCGTTGCGGCGCTGGTCGATGGTCAGGGTGCCGCCGATGGCTTCACCAGCCAGGCGTTCGAGGTGCATGGTCACGTCCACCACGTCCTTTTGCTTGATGTAAGCCGGACGGAAGGTGTCCATTTCAAAGCCGTCCAGCTTTTGCGGGCGGCCTTGTGCGGTCGGCACGACGAACGGTGCCAGCTTACGGTCGTCGCCGTACACACGCTCGAACAGGATGTTCTTGCCGTCGAAGTTGATCTGGCGCTTGTAGAAGTTGTCGAGCCAGAAGGTCGGCGCGGTCTTGATGCGGCGCTGGATACCGGCCAGGGTGAACAGATCGAAGATATTCATTTCAGGGTTCCTAGTTGGAGTTGTTGGATGCGAACCGCACGATTAGATCGTGTGGCCGACGCGGATCGGCGTGCCGGTGAAGAACGACTTGCGTTCCACGTAGGTGTCCAGGGCGGTGCCAGCGGGCCACACCAGGGCTTCGTGGTTGAAGTAGCCTTCGTTCCAGTACGGGCATTGCTGGCCGGTGACGACCGGGACCGAGACGATCACGGCGCGCGCGGCTTCGCTCGTGCCGACGACGAACTTCTCGATGCCCGAGCCGTCCGCTTTCAGGTGGCCGATCTCGTAGATGGCGAAGTCGGCCAGGGCCGGGGCCGAGTCAGCGATGACCTGGGCGGCGCCGATGAACAGGGGTGCGACACCGCCGCGCGTGCCGACAGTCGTACGACCAGCGGCGAGCATCAGGTCGTCGGGTGCGTTGTTAATGTTGCTCATTTGGTTCTCCGATTATGGGTTGAATTGGTCGATTACTTCTCGGCCGACTTGTAGCCGGTCGCACGCTCGAAGTCGCCCAGGACAGCGGCGATCTGCTGTTCGCTGGTCATCTTGCCATCGGCGGACGGTGCGCCACCAGCAGCGGCATCGGCGCCGACGTTCGGCTGCGCGGTGTTCGCCATCGCCTGATGCAGCATGTTGGTCGTGGCGGCCGGTGCGGCGGCTTGCGGCGCTGCGCTCGGTGCTGCGGCCAGGATTGCTTTCGCGGCGTCGGCCGACATGTCGGTGTTGAACGCCAGGTGGTTCGCCAGATCGGTGCGGCCTTTGGCTTCTTCGCACGACAGGATGCCCTGCACGCGTGCGCGCTCGGCTTTCTGTGCGTCCTGATTCACGGCCGCAGCCGGTTGGCCTTGTGCCGGGGTGTTTGCTTCGTTGCTCATCTTCGGTTCCTCGGTAATGGGTTGGGTTTCGGGTTTAGCGGCCTGCTCGTCATCCGTGTTGTCGTCGGCCGGGGCCGGATCGGGTTGATCCTGTTCTTCCTCGTCGTCGTCAATGGCTGCTTGCAGCGCCGCCGATGGTACTGCAATCTTCGTTATCAGGCCGAGTTTCAATGCGTCGTCGGCCCGGTAAGTTCGAGCCTGCGTATCATAAATGATCTGCGGTTCGAGCCCCAGGTTGCGGGCGACCAGTGCCACGAATTTCGCGCGCGACTTGTCCACGCTTTTCTGGATATCGGCCTTCACTTCCGGCGACAACTTCTCGTACGGATTGCCATCGACTTTGTGATCGCCGGAATAGATGAACGTGACCTTCACGCCGTAGTTGTCCAGTGCTTTCGACATGTCCACGTGCATCGACACGACACCCACGGAGCCGACGCCAGCGGACGGAATGGCGATGATCTTGTCGGCCGCCGTGGCGAGCGCGAACGATGCGCTGTAGCAGTTGGAATCGACCACGGCGATGATCGGCTTCTGGCCGCGCGACGCGTAGATTTCGTCGCTCAACTCGAAGCAGCCTGCGGCCTCGCCGCCGAAGCTGTTGTGGTCGTGGACGATGTACTTCACGTCCGGGTCCATCAGCGCCGCGTTGTGCTGCGCGCGGATGAAGTTGTAGCCGGTGACGAAGCTGTACGACCAGCCGAATCGATTGATAAGCGATCCGTGGACCGGGATGATCGCAATACCTTCCGCGAACGCGAACGGCTTGCTCTGCGTCGGGCGACCGAGGCCGTACGCTTCGCACAGTTCAAGGCGCGTCTCGTTCATGAATTTCTGCTGCGCTTCTTCCGGCACGGTCCGGGCCATCTGCGCCAGGTCGGCCGCGAAGCCTTCCTGATACTCACGCGCGATCAACGCCTCGCGCATGTTCATGCGTGTAAGCGCTGCGCGTGCAACGATGTCGCTCATTATTTGGTTCCTTTCTTGCCACTGTTGTTTTTCGGCTGCGACTGAGATTCGTCGCCGTTATCGCCACCGTTATCGGTCATGGTCTGCTGCGCGTCGTTCGCGCCGGGTTGCGTCGCATCGGCGTTGAACGACAGGCCCAGCTTGCCCATCATCTTCTGCTCGCGCGCCTGCTGCATGAAGATGCGGCGGAAGTCTTCACCGAGTCGTGCGCACTCAATCTGGTACGTGGACAGACCCGACTTGATGCGCATGATAGCCGCTTGCGTCTCCTTCATTTCGTCGATCTGGCCGCGCGACGCGCCGATCCACTGGCATGCTGTCATCGCTTCGCGCATCACCGGGTCGTAGAACATCGTGCGGAACTGCGCGCGCGTCATGCCCTTCGGAATCGGGACTTGGCTGTTCGGCTCGTTGATGATCTCTTCGAGCCACAGCACGAACGTCATCGTCGCCTGGCGGTCGGCCACGGTCTTCTTCCGCGACTGCATGTACTTCCATGTCTCGGCCATCGACGCGCGCGCGCTGCTGTAATTCGTGCGCGTGTAGTCCTTCGTGAACTGCTCGTACGACAGGCCCAGCGGCGCGGCGATGTGGCGCAGCAGGGATTGCTCGAAGTCCGTGCCGACGCCGCCAGGCGTGCCAGCCGGTTTCAGGTTCAGCTTCGTGCCGGGGAACAGGTGCGGCATCTTCACGCCGTCGATGGCGATGTTCTTCGAGCCTTCGACGTATGCGTTCAGCGCCGACATGTACTGTCCCAGCGCATCGGCCAGGCCGCCTTGTCCTGCACCCATCGACGCGAACACCACGTCGCTCGGCAGTTCGGATTCGATGGCGGCCGCGTACGTCGCGTTCACGACGGCGCTTTGCAGCGTCACGTCTTGGAACTTCTTCGTCATGCGCATCTGCTTCAACACGGCCACCATGTCGCTGATACCGCGCGACTGATCCGGCAACTGGCGTTCGAGGATATGTATCACCTGGCGGCGACCCCAATTCGTCGCGGCCGGGACTTCCTTCCAGTACGGGATCGTGTCGTCGGAATACAGGTCGCCAGGGTGCGCGGATCGGATGAAGTAGCTGACCGGCTTGCCGTACAGATTGCGCTTGATGCCGCCACGGATATCGCGCGTGTCCATCTGCCCGTCAGGGTTCGACAGGCGCGTTGGCGAAACCATCTGAATCGCGGTATAGAACGGACGGGCCTTGTCCTGTTGCAGCCACTCAGCCGTCGCCAGCACCTCGCCGGAAACGACGAAGCCGCCCACGCCCAGGCGGATCATGTCGGTCAGCGTCATCGTGCCGCTGGCGTCGAACCAGCATTCGGTGGAATCGGCCAGCAGGTTGAACCGCGATTCGACGTATTCGACCCACTCGGCCGCCCACGATTCATCTGCGCCGAGCGTCACGAAATCCGGCGTCAGAATCAGGCGGAATTGCGAGCCCACGATGCTGTCCTTGTGCGTGTGGACTGCGCCGTTAATCAGACCGTCGTTTTGCATCGAGTCGCGGCCGCGCGCGTCCATGATGTCCTTCACGCCGTTCATCTGCATGTCCGGCGAAATGATCGGCGGTTGCCACGTTGCGAGTTCGCGGCTGTGACGGCTCGCGCCTTCGAGGCCGCCCACCATCGCCTTTTCGCGCGGTCGGCCCACCTCGATCACTTCAACCTGCCCGGCGCTTACGGCGGCCGGGACGCTCTTTGGTTTGCGTGTCGCCATGATTTAGAAGATGAATTGAGCCGGTGCCAGCGCGCGCAGACCGCAACCGCCGAGCGGTGCAAGCTGCATGCGCAGGCTGGTGATATACGACGCGAGTTTCGCGCTGTTCGCTGCGACGAATTCGACGCGCTCGCCGTTCTGATCGACGACCACGCGCGCAGCCTGGCCCGTCGTGAGTTGGTGGTATGCGGCCACAGCTTCGTTAAGCTGCACTTCGAGCGCCGCGCGCTGCTCGGGTGTCAAAGGTTGCTGATTCATTTCGGTTCCCTAGTTGTGGTGTTAAGCGAGCGCACTCGCCATCTTGCCAAAGTCAAATTTTACAGCACCGCTAAACGGCTTTTCCTGCTCTGGTGTCCGTACGAGATCGTTCTTGTCCCACTCGTCGGCCCACGACGGCGGGTTATTCCAATCGATGCTTTCGACCTTCACGAACGACGACACGGCCACGCCAATGCAGTAGTACGACAAGTCCCACGCCTCGTTGCGGACGTTCGTGTTGTGCTCCCATCCTTTCGGCGTTCGCACCTCGGCGCACAGTTCGGCGTAGAACGTGTCGTCGAGCCAGTCCGGCATGCGGTACATGCCCTTGCCCGGTTCGACGCAATCCAGGCGGCCATCAAGGTCGTCTTTCAGGATCGTCGGGTTCAGCATCAGCACTGGAATGTCGCCGCGTGCGCCCGACTTGGAATCCTTGCGGCTGCTGTCGGGGAAGCTGACGCGCGTGCGCGGCTGGCCCGGCGTCGAGTCGCCTTTCAGCAGCGTGAAGCGGCGATGCTTGTTCATCTTCACCAGCTTGCGATAGAACTCGTATGCCTTCGTCGTCGCACCTTTCTTACCGCCCGAGTCGCAGCCGGTCATCTTGATCGACATGAGGCGGCCGGACCCGTCAGCGAGCGGGTATTCCTTCTCCATGACCTGTTCGATCAGCAGTTCCCAATCCTCGGCGTAGGCGTGCGGCTTGATCTCTTCCGGGTGCCCGTCTTCGTCCAGGCGCTTCGACTTCTTCACGAGGAAGCGGTCGATCACGGCGATGTCGAACGGATAGCCCGGCATGATGCCGAAGACCTGCACGACGAACGAAGACTTCTGCACGTCCACGGTGGCGATCAGGAAGCGCACGCCCTCGGGAACGACCTTCTCGCCAAGCGTGAATTCGGCGCGGGCCTTGATCGTTTCCGGCAGGCGAATTTCCATGCGCGCGCGGCTGTAGTACGGCTCGCCCAGGTCGTTGTTGTAGAACTTTTTCAGCGTCTCTTCCGTGCCGGTGCGCTCGAAGTCGTCCATCGCGTCGAGGTACGTCACGGTCAGCTTCTTCCATGTCGTGAACGCAGCGGCCACGCCGCGCAGCCAGAACGACGCGATCAGCGAGCGCACCGACTTGCCGAAGCGCTGACCGAACTTGTTGATGGCCTCGCCGTCCTTCACCCACATGCCCCACAGGTTCATTTCGTAGCGGTCGTCCGGCATGATCTTCTGCGCGCACTTCGGACATTCCATGTAGACCGTCTCGGCCACTTCGAGATTCGACATGCCCTCTTTGCGGTCCCACTTGAGCATTTCAAACTTACCCTCGAAATAGTGGTCGCAGTGCGGGCAAGGCCAGTACCAGCGGCGCCGGTCGCCACGGTTATACAGGCCGATAATCCCGTCGCACGGCGGCGCCTCGTGCGGGGTGCGCGGAATCCATTTGATGTCTTTCACCTCGCGCGATGGCGACGATTCGGCCACGCACATCGCGTTCGATCCGAAGGTCGTGGTTCGCTTCGCAGCCAGGTCGTACGGCTCGCCCTCGCCGTCCACGTCGTCCACCATACGATCCCGGTCGGTCAGCACAACGCGGCCGATTGGCTTACCGGCCAGTTCGGTCGGCGTCGGCCAGGACAGCGACAGCATCATGCCGGTGTTATAGAGCTTGTCGAACTTGTTGTCGTTGTCCGCGCCCGGCAGCAGCATTTTGCCGATCTCGGGCGAATAGCGGTTCAGGCGGTCGATACGGCGCATGGAGAAGTCGCGCGCGGCCGTGTTGGTCGGGCACACGATCATCATGTCCATCGGATCGACCTTGATGCTGTAGGCCGTGCAGTTCACGACCAGGGCATCGGTCTTTGCCGACTGCGCCGGGCCGACGAAGATCATGCCGTTGTACGTCGTGGACGCGAACACGTTCATCGGTTCGACCATGTACGGCGTCGTTGCGTTGTACCAGGGGCCGACGTACGCGCCCGGCGAGTTCACGATCCTGTATTTCGCTGCGGCTTCGGCCACGGTGGTGCGCTCGGGCGGCCGCAGCATTTCGGCGCACGAGATCACCAGTGCTTCGATACTGTCAAAGTTCATCGTCATCCTCTTCTTGTGCTTTGGCGACGACCGCCTCGGCCTTTTCGATCACAGCCGGATTCGTCGGCTGCTTGCCGAATTCGTCGAGCACATTGCGATACAGTTCTTCCAGCATGCCGTCGCCCAACGCCTTCACGATGCTGCGCTGGCGGTCGGTCAGTTCGGCCTGGCGATCCACCGCATCGGACATCAGGCGCACGCTCATCTTCACCAGCTTCATGAGGCCACCGATGACGCCGACGACGCGTTCCGTGGGCCACAGGTTGCCCTCGCGCTGCTCGAACTCTTGGCGCGAGCGCTGGCCCGCCCAAAACTCCTTTGTCAGCATCTTCGGCAGGTCGTTGTGGTGCATCTTCTTGATGTACGTCTCGATGTCGTACGCGGGCTTCACGAGATACGGGGCCACCTCATGCACCGCGTAGATATCGACGCCGTTGCGCGTGCCGCAGGGCTTGCACTTGTGGATTTTCGCAACGATGCTGCGGTGATCCATGCGGAACAACTCGCCAAGCTGGGACAGGTTCGCGCCGTCGTACAGGATCGCGCGCGTGGTGTCATCGGTTCCCTCAGTTCTTTTCGCCATTTGTTCGCTCGTCGATAAGTTGTGACAAGGCCCGGCGCGACAGTCGGCCGATTACCTCGATGTGATTGCGGTGGTAGGGTTGGAGCGGGCGGCCGCCGTTGCGGTACGCCGCGTATGTGGAATAAGCGATGCCGAGGACTTGGCATGCTTGCGTCGGGCCGAGGCCGACCAGCGCCTCGAACTCGACTAACAATTTATACGGTTTATCCATTTACCGACCTATCCATTGAATAGGTCGGCATCTTACATGCTTGTCGGCAACGTCAGAACGAATTCAAAGTTCGTCGTCCTCGTAGCAGTCGGAGCCCGGACCACACGGCCCGCCAGCATCGCCGCAGCGCGGACAGTGCTCGTGTTGCAGATACTCGTCGGGCACGTCCAGTTCGTCCACCTCGACCAGATTCCCAGCCTCGGTGCAGTTCAGGAATTCCTCGCCGGTCATCTTCGCGTAGCTGTCGCTTTCGGGATGGTAGTACCAGCGCTGTTCGCTGGTCAGCGGGAACTCTTCGATGGCCTGCGTCGGCGCGTCGTGATCCGTCAGCACTTCGACCACCTTATCCCACTCGGCATCGCCCGGCTTCACCTTGCGTCCTTTCAGCAGCTTTTTCAACTTGCGGGCCATGCGCTTCATGATCGTGAATAGCATGTCCTGCGCGTCGTTCTTCGCCGTCAGCGCTTCGACCACGGCCTCGTCGAGCGTGCCAACGCAGATCAGCAGGAACACGGTGACGCGGTGCTTCTGCCCCTGGCGTGCCAGGCGGCCGATGAATTGAAGGTACAGTTCGAGCGACCACGGAATGTCGAAGAACACGATGATGTGCCCACCGGCTTGCAGGTTCAGGCCGTGCCCGCCCGACTGCGGGTGCATCAGCAGCATCGGGATTTTCCCCTGGTTCCACTTCTTGATGCACTTGCCCTCGCGGTCCATCAGCGTCGCCTGCGGGAACGCCTTCATCAGCCGGTCTTTCGACGCGCGGTGGTGATAGCCGACGAGGATCGGCTTACCCTGCGACTCTTCGACGATCTGCTTCAACTCTTCGATCTTGTGCTCGTGAATCTTGTGAATCTTCGTGATCTTCACGTGCTCGTCTTCGTCTGTCTGACCTGGCTCCAGCTTCGTTTCGTACAGCACGCCGGATGCCATTTGCAGCAGCTTCGCGGACAGTGCTGCGGCGGTGTCGGCCACCACTTCGCTGCCGTCGTCGAGCGTCACTACCATGTCGCGTTCGAGCGTCAGGTACAACTCGCGCTGTGCTGGTGTCATGACCACCTTCCTCTGCACGAACAGCGGCGGCGTGCGCGGCAAGTAGTCCTCTTCCTTCATGACCAGGCAGATATCGCTGATCTTCGCCAGGATTTCCTTCTCGGCGCCTGGCCGCAGCTTCCATTTCCGCGTGTAGCGGTTCTCGGTGAAGTAGCGCTCGCGGAAGTCGGTGATGCCGCGACCGAAGCGCTTGCCGCGATCCAGCAGGTAAATCTGCGCGAACAGGTGTTCGTACGATTCGGCGGCCGGTGTCGCGGTGAGAATGTGCAGGCGCTTGATGAAGCCCGGCTGATCGCGCACGGTTTGCAGCGCCTTGAAGCGGGCCGAGTTGTGATCCTTGAAGCCGCTCGACTCGTCGATGATGATCGTCTTGTACGGCCAGCGACGGCGGGCCTTCCAGTACGACACCAGCCATTCGATCCAGTCGCGCGAAATGATGTGGACCGACGCCTTGCTGTTCGTCGCGGCCTCGCGCAGTTCCTCGCGCTTCTGCGCGGCCATGCGGGTCGCGTGCGCGCGGGCTTCCTTGTCGCGCTCGGATGCGAACAGCGCGTTGCTGTTGGCGCGGCCAGCGGCCATGCCCTCGCGGTACGCCTGCTTCACGCGATCATCGTCGTCATCGACGTGGATGACCGACACGCCCAGGTGCGCCAGGTGGCTCCACTTCCTGAACTCGTTCGGCCAGGTCTGCGTGGCGACGCGCAGCGGGCCGATGATGAGCACAGGATCGTCGTCCGCGAACTCGTTCACCAGATCGGCAACGAGCGTCGCGCATGTCACCGTCTTGCCCAGGCCCATGTCGATGAACAGCCCGGAGAACGGGTTATCGTGCAGGAACTTGAGGCCGGTGTTCTGGTATCCGTGCATCTGCTCGCGGTGCAGTTCTACCTCGGCAAACTGCGCGCGGATGGCCTCGCGGACGGCTTCGATTGTGCGGTTCTCGCGCATCATTTCATGATCTCCTTGAATTGCTCCATGTCGTCCAGCACGTAGACTTCGGCGCCGTGCTCGCGCATTTCCTTGATCCGCACGACCTGAATCGGCGCCAGGCCCGATTCGCCGCGTCCCGGCCGCTTCCACTCGACCCACACGTAGCGGCCGCGCCGCAGGTACAGGCGATCCGGTACGCCGTTGCAGGTCGGCGTCTCGACCTTGATCGTCCACCAGCCGCGCCGCTGCGCATACTCGTGCGCGTCGCTGGTGTTGTCGCTTTCGATGCGCGGGCGATTACTCTTCATCGTCGTCCTCTTCTTCCGGCAGTGCTCGCTCGTCCTGGCACGCACGGCACACGCGCATGTCGTCGGGCACGTGGCGCAGTTCTTCCCACGGCTCGCGCACGACCTTCGCCTGGCGGCCGCACAGCGCCGTCATGGTTTGCAGGTCGATGATGTGCGCGGTCTTCTGCTTCGGCAGCACGGCCACGCGGTAGCCCTGGCGTCCGGCCAGGCGCGGGTTCTGCACGCTCAGGCCGATGTCGTCCAGGCGCGCATACGCCTCACGCACGTACCAGGCGTAATCGATGTCGTCGGGCATTTCGTCGGGCAGGTCCATGCATGGGAATGCGCCCGTCGTGCCCGCGACGCGCTGGCCGTTGGCCTTCTTGATGTATCCGCGCTCGCCCTCGGCGTAGTACCACCGGACCATCTTGCCCAGGTAGTTGCCGTGCATGTCGTATCCGCCGCCGACCATCTTGCCGTCGATCTTCACGTTGCCGACCTGCTTGACGCCGATGAACTGCGTGAAGTCCTGGCACGCCCTGATCGTGTCTTCGATGTCGGCGCCGTTCGTCAGGTATTCGACCACGGCAGTCGAGCAAATGTCGAACGTCGGATCGTGCTTGGCTTGTAGGCCCGCTTTTGCGAACAGCCCCTTGCGCTTCACCTCGGGCACGAGCGTCCCGGCCTTCTTGTCTTCGATCATGGCGATCTCGCCGGGCTTCTTCACGTCTTCGACCAGGGCGATGTAGCTGTTCACGTCGCGCGAGAACACGCCCAGGTAGCGCACAGCTTCGGTCTGGAACGAGGTCGCGCATTCCCACTCGAACACGATGGCGTTGAACAGCCAGTAGCGATCACGCGGGATCACGGTAACGATGCCGTCCGTGTTCGCAGAGATCACGGTGAAGCCGTTCAATTCCAGTTCCTCGATCAGCATCAGCAGCGAAAGCTGTCCGGTGATCGTCGTGGAGATCAGCAGGCGCGGCGAGTACACGACGGCGTACGGCGATCCGGTCTTGCCGAACGTGCCGTTATTAACGATCTTGAAGGAGTCGGAGCGCTTCTTGTACTTCATCGACTGCTGCATGTCGCCCGCCTTCTTCAACTTGGCGGCCTTTTCCTTGTAGCTGTCGCGCAGGTTCACGAACTTGCTGAACACGCCCAGGAAGTTCTGGCCCAGCGCGGCCGGGACGTAGCCGCAGGCGAGCATCAGGCGCGGGTAGTAGGCGCGCACGTCGCGGTCTTCGATAATCGTGTCTTCGTCCGCGCGGTACGAGCGGCGCTTCTCCTTGCTGTGCAGGCCACCGATGCCCATCTTGTAGTCGGTGAAGCCGATGCGAATCTGGAGTTCCTTGATCTCTTGTGGCAGGCGCACGACGCCGTAGCTGCGCTTCTTCGCGCCTGGCGGGTCCGGCTCGGCGCTGACGAAGAAGCGGGTCGAGGTGATGACGCGCAGGACGTTTTGCAGCAGCGGCGTTTGAAACTTGATGAACGCGGGCGGCTCGTACTTGAACGAGAACGTCTTCACGACCGGCTTCTCGACCTTCTGGCCGGTGACGCGCTCGACCTCGAACTTGATGAGCGTTTCCGCGATCTGCGCGTCCGACTTCGAGCGCACGTCGATGCCGTATTCGGCGCTGATCTCGTTGCGGATTTCGATCTCTTCGCGCAGGTTCAGCACGAGCGAACGCGTCGTGTCCAGATCATTGCCGAGGTACATGCGCATCAGCGGCCGCCGCTTCTCGCCCACGGCTTCACTCGGGTCGATGGGGAGTTCCTGCAACTTCTTCATGTTCATCCGCGCGCCGTACTTTTTCAGCGACAGCTTGACGCCGGGCGCCACGTCGAACAGGTCGATGTGATCCAGCCACTCGGGCGGCTTCACGTTGTACTTCTCATAGAACTGGTACGGCCGCATGCGGTACTGGATCAGGTCATCGCTGGCCTTCTTCAACAGCGCATTGCTCGCACCGGCCATCGCCAGCGCGATCATCGGAATGTCGTACGTGTTGCCGTTGAACGTGTATATGCGGAAGTTGCGCATGATGCGCGCGATCTTCGGGCGGTCGAGTTCGAGGCCGTCGTACTTTTCGATGATGACCTTCTTGCCCGTCTCGATGTTGATGAACCCGATGCTCCAGTAGTCACGATAGCACTCGGTATCGCTGCCCGCTTCCTGCTTCTCTTCGAGGAATTTAATCATGTGCTCTTTCAGAACGAAACAACGCCGCAGGTTGTGAGGCTGCGGCGTTGCGGGTACTGCATTGAGGTGTTACAGGTCGTCTTCGTCGCCGTCACCACCGGAGCCTGCGCCCTCGGTTGCAACATCGTCCCATGCATCGGAATCGTCGATACGACCCTGGCCGAACGGGGTGTCGTCCTTCGAGAACATCACGCCAACCAGGCCAGCGTTGAGGCGCTTGCCGTGCTTGTTGTTCTGCACCCACGGACGCAGCAGCACGTGACCCCATGCGCCGCCGTAGAACAGTTCCTTGATCTTTTCGAGGTCTTCGACCGGATCAAGTTTTGCACCAGACTGATCGCGGAGCGTCGGGCGATTCGTCTCGCGGGCGTTGACGAACCAGTGACCGGCGTAGCTGTTCACGTTCTCGTCATCGTCGTCCGAGGCGTTGGCATCGCCGTCGCGCAGGAACTTCTTGTCGGCCGGGACGCTGATCTTCGCTTCGGCCAGGATGCGCTTCATTTCTGCGGCGATCACGGTCTTGGCTTCTTCGTGCGTACCCTTCGGCATCATGCCGGTGATGCTGAATTTGGCCTCGCCTGCATCGCCCTCCTTCTTCCACGCCTTATCGACGTGGGGATAGGAGAAGCGCACGTTATCGACACGGATCATGCCGTTCTCGTACAGGACGAAGTTCTTGCCACGTTTTTTGACTACCAGTGCGGACATACCTAGTTTCCTTCCATTTCAGATTTCACGAATTAACGATCTCACGATTTTCACGATTGAACGTCGCTAAAAGCATCGTCATACATGTCGGCCAGGGCTGGCCTACCATCACGAACCGACGCCAAAGTTGCTTTACCGGGCGGCTTGAACACCAAGTCTTTCAGCAGACCGGGAATGTCCTTGCTCTTGTACTTCGCCTTTATCAGCAGCTTTTCGACCTCTGCCGGGGATGCCATTTCTTCCTTAATGAGATCATCCCTGTCGAGGCCAAGACCGATCAATACTTCGACGGCCTTTTCTTTGTCGCGGAACACCCTGAACGAGCGGCCTTCCACGAGTTTTTGCAGCTTCAATTTCTCGCCTGCCTTCGCACGGTGTTCGAGTTCTTCGCCTACCGACTTGAAGAACTTCTCGACCGTGCCACGCCAGTCGTACAGCTTTTCCAACTCGTATGTTGTCAGCGTCGCCGCCTCCAACACGTTCGGCGCATCCGTGTCGTGCAGCACCTCCTTGAAGTACCGCATTTCCACGTCGGTGACTGGCTTGCCGAGGTCGTCGAAAGCACCTTCGGCCAGGTCGATCACCACCTTCGCCTTCGCGGCGCACGTCCGCTGGACGCGACACCACTGGCACGATTCGGCGCTCGGCGTGCGCGGCGCATTTTGCTGCCAGGCCGCCGCTGCGCGTTCACGCACGTACTCTGCAAAGTTCAGCAGGTACTCACGGTCCACGATCCATTCCTCGAACACGTCGAGGCGCGGCTGCGCGATCCGAATCACGATTTCGCGGAAGTCGTACAGCCAGTCCCACGCGTAGAAGAACCCGAGGGCGTACAGCAATGCCTGCGTGTTCTCTTTCGCATAGACCCTGACGCCCTTGCCCATCTTGAGATCGGTGATGACCATGCGCTGATACGTGCATGCGCAGTGGTCGGCCGTTCCGCCCTGGTTCGGGATCGGGGTAAGCTGCGAGAAATCCACTCGCGTTTCAACGAAGTGATCGCCGGGCAGGTTTTTGCACCAGTCCACGTATCGCTTCACGAAGTCCATCATCACATCGTCAACCGTGATGAAGAACCCGAAGCCCTCACCGTCAACCCAATACGTTTTGTTCAGTAAGTGCTTCGGACGCTTCCCTTCTTTCAGCCACGTCTCACCGACCATGTGGGCCACTGTGCCGTAGGCTGCGTCCTCGCCGGATTCGTCCGGCGCGAACAGGTTTGGGATCAGTGATCCCGCGCAACCGAGCCACATTTTCGAGCCGGACGGGGAGAAGACGGAGTGGCCGCCTTCTTCCACCAGCCGGATCGCCTCGCGCATTTGCGAGACGGTGAAACGCTGCTCGGTCACGGACGATTAGATGTCGTCGTCGCCTTCTTCGACGGTTTCGCCGGCCAGGGCTTTCGTCGCGGCGTCGAACACGGCCTTCACCTTGTCGGCCGGGATTTCCGCCATCTTGGCGACACCAGCGACATCGCTGATGATCTTCTTGGCGACGGCGGCGCCCTGTTCTTCCTTCACCTTCGACAGCGCGGCCTGCATTTCTTCGACGGTCGGACCTTTCGGCTCGTCCTTCTTCACGTCGGTCTTCGCGGTGCCGGTCTTGCCGCCCTTGCCTGCTGCCGGTGCCTTCGTTTCAGCGGCGGTTGCGGTCGATGCGGCGCCCGATTCACCCAGGCGTGCGGCGGTGTTGGCGTTCAGGGCAGCGATCAGGTCAGCAATCAGTTTTTCCAGCATTTTGTGTTACTCCGTTTAAGTGAGGTTGGCGGGACAATTTTGTGCGCTGACGTACCGCCGAAATCCGTCAACGCATTTTGCAAAAACTACTCTTTCAGGACACCCGACAGGTCGATGCCTTCACCACCTTCACCGAACAGCGCGAACGCTGCATTCGGGTCGGTGGATTGAGCGACTACTAGACCGACGCTGTAGCGTGCTAACTCCACATCGGCGGTGAGAAGCGCAGTTCGATCCGCTTCGCTGATCGCCTGGTCAAGATCGCCGCGTTGTACAGTGAGGATCAGACCTTGCATCACATCGCACGCATCGAGCAACGATTCACGCTGCCTTGCACCCTGTAACGCGTACCGCAACATGTGCAGTTTCGTCATCAACAGGGTGATCTGCTTGACCGTCAGTTCAGCGACTTCACGTGGATCGAATTCCACCGATTCGTGTAGCCGATTCGCTGCGATCAGGTCGTAGTTCTTCATTCGTTTCGCCCTGTCGTTGTTGGTCAGTGCATGGATTGAATCATCGCATGGATTCTTGCTGCGTGTCAAGCGTTTGTGGGATAATTCTCACGTCTTTTTGAGATATCTACTTACACAACGAATGGAGGTTATTTTGTCGGTCAATTTTCCGGCCTGGGTGAAGGCCAAAGATGGTGAAGGTACGCTGGAGTCACGACGCCTGCGCTACCTTGTTTTGACAGCCGCGATCAACAGCACACCGAACGGTAGCGTCGCGGCACTGGCGGACCTGTGCGGCATCGACCGCCCGCAGGTTCATGCATCAATTCGGGAAGGTCGTTGCTCACCGCAGATGGCGAAGAAGATCGAGGCAGCATGTGGTCGAAAAATCGTACGTCGTGAGTGGCTGATGTTCCCGCTCGATATCGAAGAACTGACGCAATGAAGAACGAAGAATATACGTCCAAAAATTCAGGCCCGTTGGCCTACCTGGGATCGCAACTGATAGACAACGCCTACGACATCATCCCGATTGCCGTGGGTAAGAAAGCGCCAGGCTTCGATAACTGGAGTAAGGCCCGCTCGACCAAGCCGCAACTGACGGAATGGATCGAGTCGGGCCATCGTCATTCCGGCGTCGGCATCCTGACGAAGCGTACGCCCGCCGTTGACCTCGACATTCGTGACGAGCGGATCGCGCTCGAAGCCGAGGCGAAGGCGCGCGAGATTTTCGGTGACGCACCGCTGCGCATCGGCATGCCGCCGAAACGCCTGCTCGTGTATCGCACCGACACACCGTTCCGCAAGATGCGCTCGAACCGCTATCAGGATGAATGGGGCGAACTGCACCAGATCGAAATCCTGTGCGACGGCCAGCAGTTCGTGGCGTACCACATTCACCCCGACACCGGCAGGCCGTATTCCTGGCCGAGCGAGAAGATCGACGATGACGGCGACGTGATCGAGGCCGGTGGTCCGCTGTCGATTCCGCAGAACGCGCTTACAGCGATCACACCCGACCAGTGCCAGGAACTCATCGACTGGTTCCACGAACGCGCGGCGAAAGAGGCCGACTGGAAGCTGGTGAAGAAGCAGCGCGACAGCAACCTCTCGAACATCGACATCGACGACCCGTTCATCGAAGACACGCAGGCCGTGGACATCAGCGACACGGAATTGCGCTCGCGCCTGATGATGGTCCCGAACCCCGACGATTACGACACGTGGATTCAGGTCGGCATGGCCCTGTACCACCAGTACGACGGCGAGGAAACCGGCATCGAACTGTGGAAGGAGTGGAGCGAGACGGCAGACAACTACGATCAGGACGCGCTCGAACGCCGCTGGGACGATTTCGGCATCGACGGCAAGAAGCGTGCGCCGATCACCGCGCGATTCATCCTGAAACTGTCGAAGGAAGCTGCGGCGGAAGGCGCGGCCGCGCTCGCGGTCAAGCTGCGCGATATGTTCAACGAGGCGAAGGACATCATCGGCTGGAACAAGGCGCGCGACGCGGCACGCGAAGCCGAGATCGACGGCATGACCCGCGCGACGCTCGCCAGTTTGGCGAAGGATCGCATCGACATCATCACTGGCGCTAAGACCCCGCTTTCCGAGGTGAAGAAGGCCATCGCTTTCGCGCCGTCCAAGGGCGAGAAAATCCCCGGCTGGTGCGAGAATTGGGTCTACGACACGAGCGATGACCGCTTCTACGACACCGGCCGCAATATCTCGACCACGAAGCAGGGCTTCGACGCGATGTTCGACCGCTACGCGATGACGAAGAAGGACATCTTGGACGGCAAAACGTCGCCGTCGAATTCCGCGTCGAACCTGGCGCTGAATCTCTACAAGATCAAGGTCGTGAACGGTCGCCGGTACGAGCCGGGCGCCGATCCGGTGTTCTATCGCACCGATGGCGTCTTCGCCAACACGTACGCGGCGCACGAGATTCCCGAACTGCCGGAAAAGCTGCTGCCACGCGACAAGGCGGCCATCAAGCGCGTGAAGAATCACCTGAAACACCTACTCGTGAAGCAGGAAGAACGCCGCATTCTGCTCGATTGGCTGTCGTGGATCGTGCAGAACCCAGGCAAGCACGCGAATTGGGCGATCCTGTTGCAAGGCGTCGAGGGCGACGGCAAATCGTTCTTCGGTTTCCTCATGCGTGCGGTGATGGGCGTGTCGAACGTCCAGATGCTCAACGCGCACATCCTCGAATCGTCGTTCACCGATTGGGTCGTCGGCCAGTGCCTCACGTGTATCGAGGAAGTCCGCCTCATCAACGCGAACAACAAGTACGAACTGCTCAACCGGATCAAGCCGTACATCACGAACAACGTGATCGAGGTTCACCCGAAAGGCAAGTCGCAGTACAACGCGGTGAACACCACGTCGTATCTGCTGTTCTCGAACTACCGCGACGCGCTGCCGCTGGACGACGACGGCCGCCGTTACTGCGTGCTGTTCAGCCAGTGGCAGCGCAAGGACAAACTCGACGCGTTCAAGGCCGAGAACCCGGACTACTACGAGGAACTGTACGAGACGATCCAGACTTCGGCCCCGGCTCTGCGGAAATGGCTGCTGGAGTGGGAGCAATCGGAATCGTTCAAGCCGTACGGCGACGCACCGACCACGGAGGCGAAGCGCTTCATGATCCGCCAGGCGCAGCCGCAATTCATTCAGGACGTGCTCGACCTGATCGAAGACGGCGCCGATCCGCTGATTTCGCTCGAATTGATCGACAGCGGCCGACTGCTGGAAGTGATGCAGGACCGCTTTCTGGATATCCCGGCGAACAAGGCCATCGGCTCGATGTTCTCGCGCTACCGCTTCGAGTCGCTTGGAAAAGTGCGAATCGGGGAATCGGTTCACTCGTTTTACTCGCGCGAACCGGAAAAATTTCAGTCCGTGGATGACGACGGGACGGTTCGCACCGATCCGCAGAAGGTCCGCGATCACGTGAAGCGGGTGAAAGCTGGCGCCGAGGACGACGATGAACTCTGATTTTCGTCATCACCTCACGCACGCACACGTGAGATTCTGATCCTGCGGGCGGTTTCGCGGCCGTCCCGCTCCATCTACTCCTAGCCGAGTATTCGACCCGCCCTCGTGGCGGGTTTTTTTTTCGTCGGCGCTCCCGATGATCCCTATTTCGGCCACTTCGACCACGGCACTGCGCCTGGTTGAAAAAATATCCGTTCTGCCGACCGACTCGAAAACTGGTGTTATAGGGAACATACAGTACAAAAACGACAACGAAATGCCGATTTTCTGCCCTTTTGTATCTCAATGTTCTCTATTTCCTTGTTTCTGACTATGCGTAACGAGATAAAAATAAAAAAAATAGGAATAGCAGCTAATAGCGATACCCCCATTTTGGGGAACATTGGGTTACAAGATGCCGAGCCTGGGGAACAAGTGGCCGGGAAAAACCGTGTCACGACTTGGTGCTATGACGATTTCGATAAATTTTCGGACACCGGGGCTCTGCGGACC